GAATACGAATGGGCCTGGCAGTATGTGTTCCCCGCCAGCCAGCTTTCACGCGATCCGCGCAGCGGGATTGTCAGACGCCACCACCTGTATGAGACCAGCGTCCAGAAGGCCGTCCGCAAGGCGGCGCGCGAAGCTGGGATTTCAAAACCCGTCGGCCCGCATACGTTCCGTCACTCCTTTGCTACGCATCTTTTGCAGAACGGGACCGACATCCGAAAGATACAAGAACTGCTTGGGCATAAAGACCTGAAAACCACGATGATCTACACTCACGTGGCGGGTATCGGTGCGGGCGTGAAATCACCCGCAGATTGTCTGGATATTAGTGACCCCGTGGGTCTCTAATAAAGAGTTGGGCAGACAGGAGAAAACGATGGATAAGATACTAATCTTGCAACATGCAGTTGTGCAAATGGTGAGAATTGGAAATAAAGTAAACTGGAACGAACCTATCGATATGGAGTATGTTGATGCGTTGAATGGGTTGCGTAATTTATTAGCCGCTCAACAAGGCGTGCAGGCGGACGAGTGCCAGGAGCCTTGCGAATTGGGTGGCATACACGAGTTTGCTGAGCCTGTGCAAATTTGTTCCAAGTGCGGCACTCGCCGCTTATGCTAGTCCGTTAGGCATGCTAAACGCACTCGCTGTTCTTCTGCTTTTCGCCTTTGGCTTGGTTCTCTCGGGCCGCGCGCTCCTGCGCAGGAATTACGACGCGCTGAGCCTGTGGACCACCATTGCGCTGATCTCCCTTATCGGAGTGGCTACCTATCAGAGCCAGATCTACGACCTGGCTGTCTTTTTCAAGATCGTCGAACCCTTCAACTTCTAGGAGAACCATGGACTATCAGAAAGTGATCATCATTGGAAACCTCGGAAAAGACCCCGAGATGCGCTACACGCCGACGGGGACTCCCGTGACTCAATTCTCGGTGGCGGTCAACCGACAGTACACCGCTGCCAATGGGGAGCAGGTGAAGGAGACCACGTGGTTCAACGTGAGCGCCTGGGGCAAGAGGGGAGAGGCCTGCAAGCAATACCTGCACAAAGGCTCTAAGGTCATGGTCGAGGGGCGCATGATCCCAGACCGTCAGACAGGCGGTCCGCGCATCTGGACGCGCCAGGATGGGTCGGCGGGATCTTCCTTCGAGCTGATCGCGCTCGACGTGCGCTTCCTTTCGGCCCGTCAGGACCACAATATGCCCGAACACAACAGCGAAGAGCCCGTGTACGACAACGTTCCGCCTGAAGACGATATCCCGTTCTAGGAGTAAATGATGAGATATTCATTGATGGTAATAATGGATGATAAAGACGATCCGCCTGTCGGCGAAGTCTTGTTTGATATATCTTTTCGCAATCTTTCTGATGAAACAGTGAAAACAATTCATCATATGACTGGAATTGTTTTCATTGAAGCGGATCAGGAGGAGTTGAGAAAAGAATTCGCTGATTACCTTCGCCGTGGGATAAAAAGCCCTGTCTTGAAAAATTTAGAAGAAACAGAAGGAGGCTATTTTATCCCTCGCACCTTCCGCAGTCCACGTCCTGGCCTGATCGGGAATATTTGTCGAATGATCGGAACACAATTTGGATATATAACCGTCGACCTTTACGCGGAACTAAAAAAACGTTTGTCCGCCAAACCCTATGCAGATCCCGCCACGCCAGAAACGTCGAGCCCTTCAAACCATAACCCTGAGAGGTACCCATGAAAAAAATCACCCTGCTTCTGCTCGCTTTGATCTTGACCGCCTGCATGCCGCTCACACCCGCGGCGCGTATGGTGTCTATCGCTCCCGATTCCAACGATATCGTGCTCGACCCAACCGTGGCCTATAACACGCTGACCGTGTCGGCCAGCGGGAGCGCCGACAATCCCATCACCGTGTGGGGGAACGGCGCCACCGTGAAATGCGTGGATCTGCCTGGCGCTTATATCGTCCTACAAAACGTGACCGTCGAGGGATGTAACTCTCACGGCATCCTGATCCGCGGAAACTACATCACCGTCACGAACAACACGGTCAGCAACGTGGTCACCCAGAATGGAACAGGAAAGTGCATCGGCGGCAGCATGCAATGGGGCAGCGCCATCAAGGTATTCAACGGCGCGAGCCATATCCTGATCACGAAGAACAGCGTCTCCAGGAGCTGCGGCGAGGGCATTGATTCGGCCCGAGGCCTGGACGTGACCATTTCCTACAACACGGTGACCGACGTCTTCAGCGTCGGCATCTACCCAGACAACTCCAACGGCGTGACCGTGCTCGGGAATACGGTGATCTGCTCCGATCCGAACTACTACAGGAACGGCAAGCCTGCGAACGGTGTACTGATCGGCGCGGAGAACTATCCAGGCTGGGGATTCCAGTTGGCCAACGTGTTGATCGAGAACAATACCTTCTATGGCTGCTCGGGCATCCGCTACTATGCCACGGTCAGCGGGACGCCCGTCGGTGTGAGTGTCGTGAACAACTACTTCAGCAACGTGCCTACTCCGTTCGTTTCCCTACCATCGTGGGCGAACATGTCTGGAAATGTGGCGCTGGTTGGCCCCACGCTGACACCTGGTCCCACGCGCACGCCGACGAAGACGCCCACGCCCGTTCCGCCGACCGCCACGCGCACCCAGACGCCTATTATGTCGTCTACCTCGAGCCCTGCGTCGACGGCGTCCCTGGAATGCCACGAGGTGACGTCAGCTGGCAGGACGAAGGTCCTGGTCTGTTTTCCGTAGAAAGCGAGGCGCAATGAGGAAGAACAAAGTTATTCAGTCTGTGATTAATTCATATCAGGAAGAGCGTCAAAGGACCGAACAGGAATATAAAGAAAGATTGGCAAGATCGGCGCATTTTATTAATTTTGGCATCATGCGCGATACCCATGCTTTTGGATATGAATATGCCTATGAATCTGTCGTTGTTACCAAAAAGAAAAAGTGTACGTTTTGTAACGGATCGACGGAAGACGATGCGCGTGGGAATTGTTCCGCCTGCGGAGCGCCGCGTACAGAATAGCACCAGCTGGCATCGCTGGATCCGTCGAGGGTGGACACGGGCCGACCTGGTCGCTTCGACGGATCTGGTGAGGCTGAAGAAAATACCATTTGCATAGATAGTGCAAAAGAGGGGAATGGGGACGTGGACGCCGTCGGCGCCGACGCTGCGAGCTGAGAGATCTTCCGCGCGTAGTGCAATTGCCTGCTGATCTGTGCGCCTGACGAATGTATAAAACCTCTTCGAAGCGGTGGGGGAGTTTGGCTTCGAAGAGGTAAAATCGAGCGTGGTAAAGATAATATACATTATCACTACCTAAAAACGACATAAACAACCCATCTCCCCCACTGCTCCGCCGTCATCATGGCCATGATTTTCATGACCGCGTTTTCATAAAGTCAGATGATACATCGTCTTCTCAGGCGCACGGGCGCAGCTTGTAGCAGTCGGCTCCCCTGCCCCATTACTAAAGTACTACCCTGTGCCCTTGCAATCTTTGATTATGTGTGTATAATATCTATATCACACAAAAAGGAGCACACGCATGGACAATCTGATTTACAGTTACTCTCGCAAGCAGGCACTCGAAGACGGCGTACTGATCGACCTGAACCAGTACATCCCCGTCAAAGAGTCGGGCTACAAATGGCCTGTGGCCTGCACCGCCGCTGTGTTCGACATTATCGAGCGCGCGGTCAAGAACGAAAGGTATCACAACGATTATAAGGGAGTGGTTTGGGACATCCTATGGATGTCTCTGGCAGGCCCCATCCGCAAGTGGGACAACGGCCAGCTCTTCCGAGTGATCATCAAGGGTGCGGGCGTCAGGTCGACCTACACCTTCAAGATCGAAGTCGGACCGGGCGACGATGGCGAACCAGTTTTGACCATCATGCTCCCGCAGGAAGACTGACAACCAACAGGGGGAGCGCCTTGTGAGCGCTCCCCCACACCCAGGAGATTGACATGCTGACTGTAAAAGACGTAAAACGTGGAATGAAGATCGGTGACCCAATCTATTTGAATGATCCTTATATTGTTGTCGCAAAGGAAGGGAACGTCCTACACTCTGGAAGCAGGCAAAGCATCGCCGATCTATCGTCCTATTATGACGACTGCGAGGTCAAGGTACGAACATACGATCTATACCTTCGAGACAACTCAAAACTGACCGAGGCCACGCCCGCGCTGCTGAAAGCGCTTCGGGACCTGGTCGCCGCGGAGGCCTGTGGATACGAAGTAGAAACCATGCGCTTTGAAGGCCTGTTCGATAACGCCCGCGCAGCCCTCGAAAAATTCGACCATCAATAAAACCAGGGCGGGGAAACCCGCCCATAAATAATTGGAGGACTCATGCCCAAGAAACTCACCAAGAGCCGACGCGGAGGCCTGCGCGCGAATGCCAAACGGCCTACCTTCTATGATCAGGCCATGAAGCGCAAGAACCTGATGCTCGACCAGGATACGACTGCATTCTACATGGCGTACGCCGACGATAACCTTTCGGAGGGAGTGCGCAATTTGTGGAGGGAGATCCCGATCGAGGAGATCGAGCGGGCGTGCTCGGATCCTGAAGTGCAGGCCTGGCTATCCAGGGTGAAGCAGGCGCGCCAGGGAGAGGCCCATGGCGAACAATAACCCGACCGTCGAGGGCGCCGCGCGCGCCTTCCTGAAGAACATTTCGGCTACGCTGCTGCCGCACACCGCTCGAAGCTATCGGTCCGATCTGCTCGGGGAATCGGGCTTCCTGCGGTCCCTGCCCCAGCATATCAAGATGGACATGCCCGTGGCCAGCCTGCGCGAGGAGATGGCCGCCCAGTATTTCCAGGACCTTGTTCTGGCTGGCCTGGCTCCCAAGACCTTCAAGCGCCGCCTGGCGGCTGTGCGCCGTTTCTTCCGCTATTTGTCGGCGTTGAAGCAGGCCAACGTCAGCGCCGACCGACTGACCGAACTGATCAGTGCGGGCGCCCTCTCTCCCCGCCCTGGGGAACCGCAGCGCTTCGACGAGCTGGAGCCGCTGATCCTGCGTGTCTTCGAGCATGCGCTCGAGCTGCGGCCGCAGGGAGAACTGACGGACCGTCTGATCCAGGAGCGGAATCGGGCCTTCATCGTCGTCCTGGCCGACACAGGGATGCGCGTGCACGAGGCCTGCAAGCTGAAACGCAGCGACGTCAACTGGCAGACGGGGCGCGGCATCGTGATCGGGAAGGGCAAGAAGTCGGGCGTGATCTTGTTCTCGAAACGCTCCATGGAGGCCATCAAGCGATATCTGGCGCTGCGCTCGCAAATGGACGGAGCTACGGGCGTTTCACTTGGATCCCTGCCGCTATTCGCCAGGCACGATCCAGGCGCAGGAAAGAAGGTGCTGGCCATCTCCACCCAGACGGGAGAGTCCATCGTGCACGACATGAGCCGACAGGCGCTGGGAGCCGACTACGACGAACGCCTGACCTGCCATAAATTTCGGCATTATTTCGTGACGCGCATTTTGCGCGAAACGGGCAACCTAAAGATCGCCCAGGAAATGGCGCGCCACGCGAACATCGTGACCACCCAGGGCTATGCTCACATCATCGATGCCGAGATCGACCGCGTTCATAAGGAGATATTCAGATGAGATCTCGAAAGGAATTGCTACAGGATGCCGTCGGCCGCATGCCTCCATTCAAGCCAGAACTGCGCTGGAAGGTGCGCGGACACAAGAAGACCCAGACGCGGCGCATTGTGAATCCGCAGCCCCCCGCCGACTATTTCGAAAAGGCCACCATGCGGGCATGGGAATGTCATAAGAACTGGCTGAAAGCGCCCTACTCTGCTGGCATCCGCTTTCTGATCGAACCGCTCAAGAAAGGAACCGTCGACGGCGTTGACTATCCCGTGGCGCTGTACCAGGATGACAAATCCGTCGTGTACGACATCGACGGGACTGCGCTTCGATGGAGATGGAAATCAGATCATCTGAGCAGCATCCACATGCCTAACGAGGCGGCGCGCTTCTTCGTCTACTGGTCGCCGCGCCATATCGAGCGCGTGCAGAAGATCAGTGCCGAAGATGCACGGGCTGAAGGCGTTGATCTTAGCTATGTTGGAAAAATAGATGACCCGAGAGGCGTGTTCCGCCATCTATGGAACAAAATCAACGCCGACCGCGGATATCCGTGGGAAGACGATCCATCCGTCTGGGTGTATGATTGGAAGCCTATCAGCGCGCCTATTGAATTCGTTCTCGGATATCCTGTTATCGAAAAGGACTACCATGGAAACTGACCTAAAAGACGTTTTTGTAGACTTCGAGCCGCAGTCGGCTTATGACGTGCTGCGCTCCCTGTGTGATCAGCTTGGCGTCCGCTCGGTGCGGGATGCGCTGATCCAGATCCACGCGGAGGACGTGATCGAGGGTGCTGCCTTCGGGACCAGGCCGATCAAGCCGCCCGAAATAGGAGAAGAAATCAAGTTCTTTAGTTATTCAGAATTTTCCCCAGCTCCATCGCATTATATGGATGACATCCAAGAACCAATTCCCTTCGAAGAGGCGGTAGAGCATCCAATCGACATACGCGCGGAACTGTGGGCGATCAATCGTGAGCTGGTGCAGGCTGGGCTCGAGCCGTGGAAGTATCCGTCATTCTCTGCATGCGTGGCCGAGCTACGCAGGATGGCCGAAAACAAAAAAAAATGAATAGTAACTTTGTAGCACTCTCTTCCAGACAGATTGGGATAGATGAGTTTATAAATAAATTCAAGCTGTATGACACAGAGGATCGTGTTCTTATAAAGACATTTACGCTTGGATTTTGTTATTATTTTTCCGTCATGCTGAACGAAAGATATAAGAGCGGAGAAATAATGTATTTGGCTATTGAAAACCATTTTGTTTATAAGTACCAAGACAAATTATGGGATATCCGTGGAGACGTCACGAATCTATATTCTGGATGTTCCGATCTTTATATGTGGGACACCTATCCAGAACGAGAAAGTGTAATTAAGTGGAGCGTAAAACAAGACGAACCATGTAGATGAATATAAAAAAACATTCTTGACCTTATATAATGATCCGATTACTATTGGAGGGTGTGAGACATACGCCCCTCCTTTGAGGCATCAGGACCTGCTACTGCGAAGCAGGTCCTGACCTTTTTATACTCCACAACAGAGGCACATTTTGTGTCATGTAAAATGGATCTGCGTTTCTGTTCTACCTCCTTACACAGGAAGAGGGAGAACTGGCCTCCCTCTTCCAAGTCATAATAAACCTTTAATTTGAATTTCGTCGGCGTGCGCGGATGCGCGCGCACTCAGTAGATGACGCCGACGAGGCAGCCGCCACCAGCTCGATTGGTGGCGGTTCGCTTTTAACATGGTTTTTATCCATGTGACGGTAGGTACACAGTCGTGTATCTATCCACGGGGGAGATATTCGCCTATTCTCGTTGCAACGCGGGGTATTCCCGCCTATTTCAACGAGAGGTGTACTGTGAAAAAGTTCCTGCTTATCCTGGCTGTCGTCAGCCTCGTCATGATCCTCGCCACGCCCGTCCTGGCGGCCCCTGCCCTGCCTGTGCCGACCGCTGCGCCCGTTCCCCAGGAGCCGACGCCCTTCGACCCGACCAAGGCCCTCGGTGAAGCCTGGAGCTTCATCCTCGGCAGCGCCGCGATCGCAGGCGCCGCGACCTTCCTATCGAACTTTGCCAAGCAGCTCGGCCTCAAGGATGGCCAGGCGCTCACGGCCGTCAGCGTATTGAACTTTGTGCTGGTCGTCGCCGTATTCCTGCTCAAACTCTTCTATCCCAGCTTCGACCTGAAGATCTTCGAAACAGTGGCGAAAGCCATCGTCCAATACGGTCCTGGCATGCTGCTGCCGCTGATCCCTGTCCTGATCTGGATCTCGAAGTGGTTCCATGAGCGTGTCCGCGGCGCGTGGCTGATCGGGTATTCGCACAGCCTCTAACAAGGAATTCTCCCGCCGCCCAGCACGCGCCCTCATCCACTTTACCTATCCGCGTCACGGCGGCGGGAATTCACTCTTATCCCGCCCATGACCCCGCCACGAAGACCTCAAGACTCAGCTTCCACCAACGCAGCCGCTTTCGATGAGCGGCTGAATGGTTTGGAAAGCGCCACGAGGGAAGGATTCAAACGAGTGGAAGCTCTGTTGCAGGCTCTCGATGAACGTTTGCGAGCTATCGAAACTGCCACCGTGACGAAGATTGCGGTAATGGAAACCCAGCTCGCTGCGGCGTGGAAGAAGATCGACGAACACGAGAACAGGTTCAATAAGGTCGAGGATGACCTCGGAGAAAAGGCATCCCAAAAAGACGTGGATGGCTTGAAAGAGTTTCGGACCGAGCAGATGAAGATCAACGAAAAGATGCTTTCTCTACGGTCCGTATTGATCTGGCTTTCGATTGTTTTAGGCGGGATGTTTGCCACGCTCTTGTGGGCGATCTTTACGCACCAGGTTGAAATCGTTCAAGTGGTGAAGTGATGGATAGCGCCTTGATCATCCCTTGCTGGGTCACCAACTACGCAGGCCTGTACTCGGAGCCTGCGACCAGGCGCATCATGTACCTGAATGCGGGCGCGCACGTGATGAACACTGGCAATCGGACGCAGGCCGCCGTCGGCGGAATTCTGCGCCCGTTCAGCGAGGTGAAATACACCTACAAGGCCAATGGCAAGGTCCAGACCGTGACGGGCTGGATCTATTCGCAGTATCTCGAACCGCTGCGCTACGAATTCCCTGGGGACGTGATCCGTGCGGATAACGCGACCGATGACCCCAACGATGCCGCGCAATTCACCATCTATGGCGGCAGGATCCAACACAACCTGTGCGGGCAGTTCTGCGTGCTGTACGTGTCTGGCTGGGATAGGGATATCAACTGGTTCCTGGATGAGTGGAAGAACAAGGCGCCGACGATCTGGCAGCGCGTGTTCCCTGGGCTCCAGGGACGCGGGACCGACATCGGAGAGCTGCAAAGCATGCTGTCAGTCTTCCCCGAGTACACCCTGCCCGCCACGAATTTCAACGTCGCCATGACCGACCCCGTCAAGGGCGGCCCGCTGGTAACGCCTGGCCGACTGGCATCCTTGCTCGAAGAGAACTTCGTGATCGCGTCCTGCCGCATCGACAAACTGACAGGCAGGCTTCGAGGCCAGGGCGTCGGCCATTGGATCGTGCTGACCCAATGCACTCCAGACGGAGCTGGGAATGGCTGGGTCGAGATCTACAACCCCTTTCCCAATCGGCACGAGCGTTATTCCTGGAATGAGCTGCTCCAGTCCATCGGACAGCCGTACGGGATCGTGATCCCAAGGTAGGCAGCAGCATGCAATTCTCTTATCCACTGATCGGCGGCGGGACTGGCTATATCGAAGCCACTCCCTTTTACGTTCTCCGCAATCCCGAGTTGGACAGCGACAAATTCTCCTGGTGGTCCACCTGGCCGCTGCGGCGCACGCCGTCGGGCGGCGCTTCCCAATCGGACCCTGAACGCCTGGGCCCTGACTACGTCGCCCTGGTGCATAGGGTCAACTCGGACGCGGCTGAACGCTGGCTGATGCACGACGGGAACGGGTGGATCTACTACACCTGTCCCAAAGAAGACAAGGCGCTCTACAGAAAGGTCGTGTACGACAAACGCGGGAAGATCGACCCCGAGCGCTCCAGAACGTGGATGAAGAGCTACCTGCGCGCCACTCTGCTCGACTGGCCCCACGTTGCGCTCGGAAGCGATGGCCATGTAGGCGGGAAGAACAACTACCTGCTGGCTGAAAGATTCGGGTCCGTGTATCGGGTCTTTGGCATTCCCGAAGATTGTGACCTGAACCTGATCACTCCGCAGACTCACCCGTTTTGGTTCCACCGAGCATGGATCTGGTACGGGAATAGGGAAAAGGGCTTCTTCGGAAAACCGAAATGCGGAGACGCCTGGGAGATCCTCCCTGGCGAATGGTTCATCTCCGCCGACGCACTCGCTCCCTGCTCTGTCGAGGAGATGTACATCGATCCGCCCGCCGATCGCATGGTCTTCGTCTGGCCGCTGAGCGTGATCCGCCAGGGCCCGAGCGACGACGCCCAGAAGATCCGCCGCGTGGGCTTGCTCGGCTTCTACGCCGTGGTCATCGAAGACCGCGGCGACTGGATCCAAATTCCAGAAGGATGGGTTCGTTCGCATGACTGATCAGTTCGATAACGCCTCCGCCCCGCTGTCGGCCGAGGAACTGGCCGAAAAGCTCAACGAAAAGCAGATCGCTTTCGTCGAGGCGTATTTGCGTTTGTGGAATGCCACCGCCGCGGCCAAGGAAGCCGCCTATTCTCACCCTGGTCAGCAGGGCGAGCGTCTGTTGAAAAAAGTTGAAATCGCCGACTACATCAAGGCGCGTCTGCGCGAGGCTGCACTCAGCGCCGACGAGGTCCTGGCCCGCCTGTCCGAACAGGCCAGGGTCAGCATCGCCGACTTCGTCCAGGAAGGCACGCTGCCGATCGTCGACAAGGATGGCAACGTTGTCGGCGAGCAGCAGGTCGTCGAGATCAACTGGGCGATGATCAAAAAGAAAGGTCACCTGATCCGCTCGATTACCAATACCCGCGCGGGCCCCAAGCTCGAGCTGCACGACGCGCAGTCGGCGCTGATCACCATCGGCAAGGCACACAAATTGTTCATCGACCGCGAGATCCCTGTCAGTGTGAATCTAAGTGTCACCGCTGATGATCTGGCAAAGGCTCGCGATAAAGCGCAGGAACATGAAGCAAGTCTCATCCCCAACGAGGGATAGCGCCCATGTCGAGTGGCTAGCCTGCGCAGAGAGTCCGCTCTATTTCCTGGACAACTACTGCATGGTGTACGACGCCACAGAGCAAAGGTGGATCCCTTTCAAACTATGGCCTGATCAGGCAAAGGCGCTGAAGAAGATGCAATTGCAACGGCTGATCGTCATCCTCAAGGCAAGGCAACTGGGCATCACCTGGCTGGTGCTCGGCTTTGCGTTATGGCTGATGATCTTCCATCCTATGGCCACCGTGTTGATCTTCTCGAAGCGCGATGACGAGGCCGTCTACCTGTTGGGAAACGAGCGCCTGCATGGCATGTACGACCGCCTGCCAGACTGGATGAAAGCCCGCTCGATCATCAAGGACTCGGGCCATGAATTCCAGCTCTCCAATGGCTCGATCGCGCGTGCCTTCCCGACGTCGGCAGGCGACAGCTACACCGCCACGTTGGTGATATGCGACGAGTTCGACCTGGTCCCCAACCAGGGCCAGCTTATGAACGCGGTCAAGCCGACCATCGACGGCGGCGGCCGCATGATCCTGCTCTCACGGTCCGACAACAACAAGCCCGCATCCGACTTCAAGCAGGTATATCGCGCCGCGAAAAAAGGCTTGAACGGATGGACCCCCATCTTCCTCCCGTGGTCGGCGCGGCCCGCACGTGATCAAGCCTGGTACGAAGCGCAGAAGGCCGACATCCTGCACCGTACAGGCAGCCTGGATGACCTACACCAGCAGTATCCCGCGACGGACGTCGAAGCGCTGGCCGCCCGCACCCTTGACAAGCGCCTGGCTGCCGAATGGTTGAACAACGTGTACCAGGAAATGGACCCGTTGCACGCCGAGAAGGCCCCTGCCATTCCTGGACTGGAGATCTACGCCCTGCCCGAGCCTGGAAAGAAGTACCTGCTGGGCGGAGATCCTGCCGAGGGCAACCCGACCAGTGATGACAGCTCTCTGACCATCCTCGAAGAGGTGACGGGCAAGGAAGTGTGCAGCCTGGCAGGCAAGTATCAGCCGTCCACGTTTGCTGCACATATTGCGTCCCTGTCGGCCTATTACAACGGAGCCGACGCACTGATCGAGCGCAATAACCATGGGCATGCTGTGATCCTTTGGCTGCGCGACAACTCGAAGGTGCGCGTGATGATCGGTCCTGATCGGAAACCAGGATGGCAGACAAACAGCGCCAGTAAGTCGTTCATGTATGACAAGGCCGCCGACGCCTTTCGTGATGGAGGAACGATCGTGCACTCATTTGCCACCCTCGTTCAGCTTCAGAGCATCGAAGGCTCAGGACCTGCGGCCCCTGAAGGCGAGCACGATGATCGCGCCACGTCGTTCTGTCTGGCCCTGCTGGCCCGCACATTACCACGCACCACACGCCTCTCCGTGGCGGTCGCGTAACAGGAACTCTTATGCAGACAAACTCCACGCTCATCGAGAAGTTCGCCTCCGCCGTCGGCGGAGCTGTCCGCGCCTTCGAGGTTGCCCGCAATGGCGGCGCCTCCGACCACGGAAAAGCGCGCCGACCCGCGTTCCTGTCCAGCCAGGCGCAGGAAGGCCGCTGGAAGGGCGGCACGTACAACCCCGATAAATCCGATGCGGCGGCCCGATCCCTGCAAAACAGTTGGGTCTACATGATGATCCAGCGCAAGGCCATGGAGAAGAGCGCGGCGCGCCTGTACGTGGTGGATAACCCCGAGGGCCTGGACGACATAGGGACCGTAGTCAAGGGTCATCCGTTCCTCCGCATCCTGCGCAATCCCAACCCGTGGATGAACTACGCATTTATGAGCCAGTACCTGGACTGGTGGCTGGACCTGATGGGCGAGTGCTACGTCTTCCTGGCGCCCGACGAAGACGGGAATCTGGCGGAGCTTTGGCCCCTGCCTTCGAACGCCGTCAACCCCGTTCCAGGAGACGCGCAACGCTTCATCGACTACTACGAGTACACCGCCAACGGGATCACATATCGCATCCCGTCCGAATACATCTATCACGAGAAGTACCCGAACCCCTTCGACGTGTTCCGCGGCCTCTCCCCTCTCGTGGCTGCCATCCTGCCCGCCGACGCCGACACCGCGATGGCCTACTGGAACGGGCAGTTCTTCGGGCAGGACAATGTCATGCCGTCGGCTGTGATCAGCCTGTCGAGCGGCCTGCCTGGCCAGCCCATCGACGAGACGGATGTGCAGGCAGTCAAGGACGCGCTCACCAACGAGTACGCCGCAATCAACCGCAAGACCGTCGTGACAAATGCCTATGACATGGTTGTTTCCATGCTGGGCTGGTCGGCGAAGGATATGGACTTTTTTCAAGGCCGCACGTTCACGAAGGAAGAGATCATCCTCATCCTGGGCGGCTTCCCTGGCATGTTCGACAAGTCGGCCACCGAGGCGAACGCCACGACCTCCGACAACATGTTCAAGGAGAAGACGATCTGGCCGCTGCTGAACCAGCGCGCCTCCGTGATGACGAGCGATATCTTGCGCCGCTGGTACGGCGAGACACACGAGGCCCGCTACCAGGACATCCGCCCGATCAATCAGCAGCTCCTGATCCAGCAGTCCGACGCTTCGCGCGACGTGCTGGAGATCGACGAGCGCCGACTGCGCTTCTGGCAGGCTGATCCGCTCCCCGACGGGCGCGGGAAGAAGCTGGCCACAGACATGGCCGACCCCTTCGCGCTTCCCACGTCACCCTCGACGGAAACGTCGAGCGCGCCAGGTGCGCCGACCACCCTTCCCAATCCACAGAACGCCTCGCTGGCCAACGTGCCCGCAGGCAAGGCGCTGGGCGCCGACCTGCGCGCCTGGCGCTGGCGCACGCTCAAGAGCTTCGAAGACGGCCGTCCGCTAAATGCCGACTTCCGCTCCGATGTGATCCCCGCCGATATGAAGGCGCTCATCCTGGAAGGCCTGGAGGCCTCCCAATTCCCCGAGGACGTGAAAGCGGTATTCGCCGACGCGCAGAAGGGCCTGATCCGCTCCTGGAGGCCGTGGTCGGCCTTCGAGCTGCGCTTGACGACGGAGATCGAGCAAATCCTGCTCGACCAGCAGCACGAGCTGATCGAGCGCCTGCGCGCCGCTGGGACCGCCGACCCGCTGCTCGACCCCGTCCTGTGGGTCAATCAAGAGGTCGACATGCGCACCCGCCTGTCTCCGCTGATCAACGACCTGGCGCGCTATTCCGCTCGGCGCGTTCAGCAGACCGTTGGCAGCTCGGGCGCGTCGGTCAATTGGGATCTGGCCAACGAGAACGCCGAGTCCTGGGCCCGCCAGCACGCAGGCGAGATGATCAAGAACGTCACCCAGACCACGCGCGAAGCCGTCGGCGACCTGGTCGCCCAGTGGACGCAGACGGGCGAAGGCATCGACGGTCTGATCGCCCGTGTGGCAGCCCTGACGGACGATGGAGGGAAGCCTGTCTTCAACTCGGTCCGCGCGGAAATGATCGGCATTACCGAGGCCACCAACGTCTATGCGGGCGCCAATAATCAGGCCTGGTCCGCGGCTGGGTACAAGCCCGCCGTCAAGCTGCCAGGCGCGCACGTGTGCTGCCGCTGCTACGTTCAGCCCTTCAAGCTGGCCGACGGCACGAAGGTCCTGGTCTGGTACACGGCCCGCGATGAACGAGTCTGCCGCCAGAGTCTCTCGACGCCCTGGGGCAACGTGAAGGGCTGCGCCGACCTGCACCGAACGGTCGTCAGCGAAGGCCCGCACATGGGAGAGAAGGTGTAGCCGTGTCGGACGTCCTGGACTATTCGGAGTTCGAGCAGTTCCGCAAGCAGATCGAGCGCTGGCCTTTGCTGGCCCTCGAAGCTAGCCGCCCTGCCATGGAGCAGGCCTTGCTGTACCTGCACGGAAAGCTGCCCGAATACCCTCCCCCGCCTGAGCCCGTGGAAGGCGGATGGATGACCAGCGACAAGCAGATACGCTGGTTCTATGCCAACCTGAAGAAGGGCAACGTCCGCGGCTGGAAGCTGGTGGACGGGAAGCCCGTCAAGGTCGGCTCGGCGCGCACAGGCAATCTCGGGCGCAAGTTCACCGAGGAGGTGTACGTCACCGAAGGGTCCGTGCTGGGCCAGCTCGGTACGAATGTCCCGTATGCCCCGTGGGTGGTCGGCCCCGATTACCCAGGCCGCGACTTTGGCGGGACGGTCAAGTACCAGGCGCGGATCCACGCCGACCGCTGGTGGCAGCTCGAGGAAGTGGTCGAAGAGAACATCGACGAGGCCTGGAAGGAATTCACCCTGACCTTCCTGCCTGAATTCTACCGATTGATCGGAGCGCAAAATGGCTGATTTTATCAATGCCCTGAAAGCCATCTCGAAGACCGACGACGAGCTGCGCGTCGGCAATTACATCATTCTGTTCGGCGGCCGCGATCTAAACTTCGTGACCGCTGGCCCCAACCCAGATAAGAGCCTGGGCACGCGCTTTGCCGACGACGTCGAGGTCGACAGTCCCCTCACTCAACAGGGGAAACTTCCCATCGGCTGGGAGCACGGCAAGGACCCAGACGAAGCGGGAGTCGGCGGAAAAACGCTCGGCTACGTGGACTGGTCCACCGCCCGCAAGGACGAGAAGGGCTGGTTTGTGGAGCGCGTGCTGGACCGCCGCGAGAAGTACGTGCAGTTTGTCGAGGACCTGATCGAGGCAGGACTGATCGGGACCTCCAGCGAGGCGATCAAGGATGGTATCCGCGCCCTCGAAGACGGAACGATCACCCGCTGGCCGCTACGCGGCGACACCCTGACCGTCATGCCGATGGAACCGCGCATGATGAAGGAGTTTGGAGGCAATGTCCTCCAGGCGATCAAATCCCTCTCTGAGGAGATCCCAGCGATGAAATCGCTGATTTCTCAAGACAAGACTGATCCCGAAAACGGGCAAGGCGAAGGGAGCACGCAATCAGGCGGCTCCGCCAAAACCGAATCGGATAAGGCTTGCAAACCGAAGTCGAAAAAATCTATCAAGGAGAACAAAGCAATGAACCTCATGGATGCCATCAAAAAGCTGCTCCCCGGTCTGACCGCTGAGCAGTACACCCAGCTCGCTTCGATCCTGGAGCTGGCTGGCTATCAGACGGCGGCCCCTGAGCCGACCGAAGAAGGCGGCGAAATGCCCGCCGAGATGTCCATCGACATCACCAAGCTGATCGGCGAGCTGAAGGCCCTCGGGTACGAACCTGTCGGCCCCGGCGCCAAGCCCGTTCAGCCCGCCCGCAAGCCCGCCGCGACCCGCCTGCCCTTCGAGCAGAAGCCCGCGACGGAAGAACCCGCCCAGACCGAGGCGGAGAAGGCCCTGGAGGCCGCCTACGTCATGCGCTTCGGCGATGACCCGACTGCCGAGAAGGCCATCATGGCCGACTACATCGGCTCGAACTACAAGGCCGTCGTCCAGGAGCAGAACGTCGCGTTCTCGAATTATCTGCGCGGCGGCGAGCGCGCCCTCGACGCCAACGACGCCAAGGCCCTGCGCAAGCTGTACTTCCCCAAGGAAGCCGTGATCGACGCCATCAAGGGCGGCGCGACCATCCAGAGCGTCAAGGCGACCCAGGTGGAAGCCGTCGGCGAGCTGGGCGGTTACGCTGTGCCCCCGAACGTGCAGAGCGATATCACCCGCCGCCAGGCTGGCCTGACCTCCGTCCGCAGTTCCGGCGCCCGCGTGATCCAGCTCGTCAACTCCAACGGCATCGAGATCCCGAAGTACCGCGGCGACAGCAAGAAGTACATCGGCCTGATCCGCGGCCAGTGGGGCACCGAGACGCAGGTCCCTGGTACCCAGAACTTCAAGATGGACATGGAGCTGGTCATGGCGAACATCTACACCTACAAGGTGCCGATGTCCGTTTCCCTGCTCGAGGATGCTGCCAACCTGGTGATGCTGGTCGAGGAAGACATCGCCACCACCAAGAGCATCGACGAGAACTCCTGCTTCCTGGTCGCCGACGGCGTCGGCAAGCCGCGCGGCATCCTGCCTGGCGGCATCAACGCCGACAGCCTGACCGAGGTCAAGTCGGGCGCCGCGGCCGCCTTCACCGAGGCTGGCATCAACAGCCTGAAGCGCGCCCTGCCCGCCCAATACCGCGATAAGGCCCGCGTCAAGTTTGTGGCCAACAGCGCCTCGCTGGGCCTGCTCGAGAACCTGACCGTCGGCGGCGGCAACCTGGCCCGCTCCTTCCCCGAACTGATCGACCGCGACGAGATCCGCGGCTTCGGTGTGGCGGAAGACGAGTCCATGCCCGACGTGGCGGCCAACTCCTTCCCGCTGATCTACGGCAACTTCGCCGGCTACACCATCGTCGAGCGCCTGGGCATGACCATCGAACGCTTCAAGGACAGCAACACCGGTCCGAACGTGGTCGAGTTCCATGTCCGCGCCCGCGTCGGCGGCCGTGTCGAGAAGCCCTGGATGTTCGCCGTCCAGAAGATCGCTGCGTAACGCATCCACTGTGCGGCGGGATGGTTTCACCCGCCGCACAGATCAACCCATCCGATTCAACCGATTCAACCAAGAGGTGAACCATGTTCCCGAACGAACTCTTCAGCGAGAAGACGCTGATCAAGCAGCTCAATATCGAGGATGCGCTGACCGCCACGCAGTTCCCTGCCAGCGGCTCCTTCATCGACGTGAGCGGCTTCCACAAATTCGGCTTCCTGATCGGGGCCGGCGCCCTCAACAGCGCCCTGACCTGCAAGGTCCAGCAGGCGACCGCCAACAACGGCACCCTGAAGGACATCACCAACGCGACCGTGACCATCGCGGCCACAGGCGACGACAAGTGGTACTGGATCGAGGTCGAGACGACCCGCCTCGATCTGAACAACAGCTACCGCTATGTCGCGCTCGACGTGGCTGGCGCGGCCGGTGGTGATGACTACGGCGCGATCTTCTTCTTCGGCTTTGCCTACGATCGTCCTGTGACCCAGGGCGCCGACAAGGGCGAGGTCGTGACCGTCGCCGGTTAGTCCCGCTCATTGTGACCTGACCCTCGGGCTGGAAACGGCCCGAGGGATCATACGGAGAACCAAACCATGATCAAACTCAATATCCTCGTCGCATCGACGTACAACGACGCCAGTCACCAGGCGGTGACCTTGGCCGTCGGCGATACGCTGATCACGGGCGAGGCCTACGGACACAGCCTGATCGAATCGGGCCTGGCCGAGCAGGTCTTCGAAGAGCAGCCCGTCGAGGCCGTTGCGGTGGAACCCGAGGAAGAGAAGAAGCCTTCCCGCGGCAAGCGCCGCACGCCCGCCGACGGCAACCCGTTCGCTCCCCAGTAGGCCGACATGCCTTTCGTCCCTCCACATTACACCCCCACCCAAGCCGACATCGCCAAGGTCGAAGATGCCTTCACGTTCCACCCGATGCACGGCGACCAGGCTGAGCGCTATCCCTTGATCCGCGCGAAGGCAAAAGAACTGGCCTACCTGATGATGGAACAATGTTCGCCCAGCCGTGAGCTGAGCGTTGCGCTGACCAGCCTGCAAGACACGGTCATGTGGGCGAATGCGGCCATCGCGATCCATGAGGATAAGCCCAAGCCATGAACATCAATTACGCCACTCTCTACGAGTTCAAGCGCTATCGCGGCGGCGGATTGCTCACCTCCACGACGGACGATGCGCTGATTCAAAATCTGCTGACCTGGTCCACAGGCGTGATCCACAAGTACAAGGGACGCCGATACGACGTCCGCCTGGCGACCATCCTGCACGATGCTCCCATTCAGGAGTCATCCGCGTTCGGCGTGTACGACCGCAGCCGTCGGCTCCCCACACGGGAGCGCTCGTTGATCCTGCGCGAGGACCTGCTGGAGATGGTGGAATTGAAGAACGGCGACGGAACCGTCCTCGCGTCCGATGAGTACTTCCTCAGCCCGTCGCGCACCCCCTACTCGGTCGTGCGCATCTCAAACGGGATCGCCTGGCAGCCCGACGACCTCGGCAACCTGCCCCAGGCCATCTCCGTCAAGGGCTGGTGGGGGTATCACGACGACTACCCCAACTGTTTCGTGGACAGCCTTGACACGGTGCTCAACAACCAGCTCTCGGATTCGGCCACGACCATCAACGTCTCCAACGTCAACGGGACGACCGCCGACCTGGACAGCCCCCGCTTCCAGGCTGGGATGCTCCTGCGCGCTGGCTCGGAGCTGATGTACCTGGTCAGCGCCACCGCAGTCGACGCCGCCGACGACCTTCTGAGCGTGGTGCGCGGCGTGAACGGCTCGACCGCTGCCTCCCATGCCCAGGGAACCAAGATCGAGATCTTCCGCCCGATGTCCTTCGTCAATCAAGCCGCGATCAGGCTCACCGCCTGGCGTTACACCCAGAAGGACACCGACCAGTTCGACAAGACCTATGCGGCAGGCTCGGGAATCACCGTCATCCCGACGGCGCTTCCTGAAGACGTACGAACGCTGCTGGGCTCTCCCAGGGTGAGGCCATGACCGACACCTCACGCATCGGACTGATCAATCAGGGCCTGATCAACATCGCCAAAACGGCCTCGGGTGTGAAGGAAGGCTTCTACCCGCCGCCGCCCCAACTCGACACAGTCAGCCTGCCTGCCGTCTTCGCGTTCACTGGATCGGGAACGTACAACCTCGACGAAACCGAGATCTTCCAGATGACGCGCATCTTCCGCGTGCAGGTGGCCTGCCTGCCGACTGGCCAGGGAAACCCCAAGGACCGCGAAGAGCAGATCCCGCCGCTGATCGTCAATGTGGCGCACGCGCTCAACGCAAAGCAATACACCCACGGCCTGGACTTCGTCGAGACCATTCGCGTCGTGAACGACTCGGGGCTGGTGATCCTGCCCGAGTGGGGCGCGAAGTTCATCGGCTTCGAGCTGCAAGTCGAAGTCAAGTATTTCGAAAGGAGGACCTAGTGTCCGAACCTACCGCATGTCCTGTCTGCAAACAGAACATCACCGACGTCGAGGAAAAAGACGGCGTGAAGAAGTTCTTTTGCGACTGCGTTGGCTTCCGCCGCCCCGTGATCGAGATCCATCCGCCCGCGGCCGCCGTTGAAGCCAAGCCCAAACTCACCAAGAAGGAGGTCTAACCATGACCGCACCTACCGAGAAAGTCGGCATGTATGGACTGCGCTACGCGGTCTTCTACCTGCTGAGCGCGAACAACACCCCCAAGGCGACCGCCACCACAGCCTACGAAGGCATTCAGGCTGTCGGCTCCGTGGCCTTTGACCTGGAGCAGCCCGATTCCGAGCGCATCGATTTCAACGGCGAAGACGGCGTGACAGGCTCGGCGTTCCTGGGCCCGAAGACGGCCATGAGCGCGAAGCTGTCCGTCGAGGCCTCGGATCCTGCCCTGATCGCCATGCTGGACGGCCTGAAGGTCTACGGCGTCGGCGAGATGTCCCTCATCGGCATGGGCACCGAACGCCAGGGCGCCGAGCCCCAGGTGGGCGTGCACGTCTTCCAGGCTGCCAAAGGCCTGGTGACGGGCAAGCAGTACTGGCACAACTACTGGATCCCCTCCGCCCAGGTCGTCAGCAAGCGCGACGGCATGAAGGCGGGCAAGCAGACCATGGTGTTCAACATCGCCTCGATGCGCACCAAGTACCACCTGTGGGGCACCCAGTACACCATGCTCACCGAAGGCTTCCTGGCCGCCCAGTGGAACGAAGGCTGGAGCAACTATCCGTACCGCCTGGCCAGCTTCCTGGCCGACGGCACCGCAACCGACTTCTCCTTCCCCGCCGACACGCCCGCCGTTCAGACCACGGGCATCGCGGTCTTCAAGAACGGGGCCGTTGTGAGCGCTGGCATCACCAAGGCCGTCGACAAGGTCACCTTTGGGTCTGCGCCGACCTCTGGCGACCGCATCGACATCCTGCGCGAGATCGCTGCGTAATCAATCCCTCGGGCTGGAAACGGCCCGAGGGGTCTACTCGAAGGCATCGACGAATACGGCGTGGCGGGCCCCTATCGACGGAATGGTCGAGGGTGGCCACCCTCGCCGAAAACATCGATGCGGGATCCAAAGGAACCTCATGCAGATCAAACACACAGTACGAAGCGCACCTGATGCGGACGGCCTGGTCAGAGAAGTATCGGCCGTCCTGAATGTCATTCAGATGAACATTCGCGGCGGCATGCTGCGCTCGAAGCTGATCGCCGACGCCTTTGCCGCGCCGCGCGAAGACGCAATTGTTCAGACCCTTGCCGTCGTCACCTTTCCAACGCTGATGGGCTGCCTTGAGTCTGGAACGATCCTGCGCAAGACCTTCAAAGGCGACGAGCTGGTGGAAGGCTCTGCCCAGGATGCGCGCACGCTCACGCTGGACGATTTCATCGCGCTGCCCGACGAGATCGGCACGCTGTGGTCTATGGCTATGTTCCAGGAGAACCCGACGCTCGACAGTGTCCAGTTCGACGAGAACAAGCTGCCGATCGTCACGGACGATGCTGCAAAAAAATCCTGAGCGCCAGGGCGCGGCTCGAGGATTTCTACGGCGCACAGGACGAAGCCGACCAGAGTGATGAAATCTTCCCAGACGAGTATTTCGGCCTTGGGAAGTACGCGCCCGAACTGATCGACCAGGCTGTCGAGATCCTGTTCTTCCTGGAGGCCATCGACTGGCGATGGGACATCCGCACCGTGCTCGGACAGCCTGAAGAACTCACCCACCTGGTCATGCATCTGAAGGCCCAGGGTGTATCGATCGAGAAGAAGAAACCGAAGAAGTAGGCATCATGGACCAAAAGACGCTCAGCATTCTGCTGCAAATGGGAGTGGACGAGGCCGCCGCTACGAAGGGGCTGGCCAAGTTCACCGAATATCAAAAGCAGATCAACGCGCTCGAAGCCAAGGCCAGGGAATTGTTGACGCAAATGGCGAAGGCGCTGGATCAAGGCGAAAACGTCGACGAGCTTCAAAAGGAACTCGTCACCGTCGGCGCCGCCCTGGAGCGCGTCAGGAAGGCTTCGAAGGAAGCCCTGGTCGACGGCTTCCAGACCGACGCTGAGCGCGCCACCGCGGAAGCCAAGAAATTCACCGACCAGATCAAGGAAGCCGAAAAGCAGGCTTTCCTGCTGCGCGATATCGGCGAGAAGCTGGGACAGGTCGGCGGGCGGCTGGCAGGCGCTGGGCAAAGCATCCTGAGCCCCTTCCTGGACGCACAAAATGCGTATCTGCAAGCGCAACAGGCGCAGGCAGGCATGGACGCTACCGCGCAACGCTGGAACCAGGCGCAGCAGGAGATCGACCAGGCGCGCGCGCGCATCGGGCAGACGACCACACAGGAGCTGCTGCCGATGATCGAGGCCGTGGCCGACCTCACGACGAGGATCGCCGACTTGCTCGAGAAGAACCCCGACCTGGTCAAGCTGGCTCTCGGAGCGGGAATCGGGCTCCAGGCAGGCGGCACGCTCCTTCAAACCGTTGGCAGCCTGGCGTCTCTGATCGGAACCTTGAAAGGCCTGGGCCTGATCGGGTCGGCTGGCACTGCAGCGGGAACCGCCACGGGAACGGCCGTCAGCACCGCAGTCCTGGCCCCGATCGTGACAAGCGTCCTGGCAATCCTCGCCTCCGTGGGTGGAGGCATTGCACTGGGTGTCGGCGTGTACGACCAGGTCGCCGAGAAAACAGGCAGAGCCAAATCCAATCAGATCGCCACGGGCGGAGCCTACGAACTCGGACAACTGTTCGGGAAGATCGCAGGCCTGGACGATTCCGAGATCGAGCGCAAGGCGACCGTGTTCGCGGCCGTGATCGGGAAGATGACGGGCGCGATCGACGAGAACTCCCCTCTCTGGCAGCGTGCCCAGGCATCCATTCCAGACCAGCCTCAATCCCAACTCGGGCCGACGACCGATCAGCTCGCCGCCTTCGACGCCTATCAGCAGGCCGTGACGGCCCGCGAGGAATTCGAGCGCCAGAGCGAAGACGCGCGCACACAAATTGTGCAGGCGCAGGGTGCCGAGCGCGTGGCCCTGGAGTCTCAGTATGGGGCTCAGCGCGTGCAGGCCCTGGCCGACTTCGCGCGCAGCCAGGCGCGGCTCGAGGAAGACTATTACCGCCAACGCTCACTTGCGGTCCGCAACTATAACAAGGCCACCCAGCGAGCCGAGGAGGACCACCAGCGTCAAATGGCGCGCATGCGCCGTGAGCACCTGGAGCGCGTGGACGACCTCGAGCGCAGCCGCGATGCGCTGGGGCTGGTAAAGGAACAGCGCAACTACGAACAGGCCCGCAACGACGCCGAGCAGGATTACCAGGTTGCGGCCCGTCGGCGCTCGGAGGACTTCGCCGACCAGCTCGCGCAGATGGATGCCAACTTCCAGACGCAGGAGCAGCGCCGACAGGAAGACTTCGACCTGCAACTGGCGAAGATGGACGCCCAGCATGCCGCCGAGATGGCCCGCTTCGATCAGAACGCTGCGACGCGCCTGAAGGCATTCGACGCCCAGTACAAGAAGGAGCTGGAGCAGCTCCAGACCAACGAGACGAACCGCCTCAACATCCTGCGCCAGGCTGCGCTCAACGATCAGAGCGCCACCCAGAACGCCGCGGCCAGGCTGACGGCTCAATACAAGGCATGGCTCGAACGCAACATGTCGAGCCTGTCCTCTCAGCGCACATACTACGGAGGGCGCGCCGCTGGCGGATATGCCTATGCCGACGGCACCTATCGCATGGCCGAGCAGGGACGCGAGTTCGTGCTGAACAACGCAACCACCATGGCAGCCGAACGAATGATGGGCGGTTCCCTGTCTCAGGATACCTTTTTGCGCGCCATTTCCCGATCGGGGCGCGGCGGCGGACTTGGCGGGCGCAGCCTGTCGATCCGCAGTAATGCCACATTCAACGGCGCTTTCTCCGATGCGGAGAAGGCGGCCATGCGCGGCATGGTGCAGCAGGCGGCCGAGTCCGCCGTGGCTGAAATGCTTGGATTGGAGGAACGCTAATGTCTCTGAGCGCAGTCGGCATCGGCCTGACGGTCGAAACCATTACCAATCTGTACGACCTGGCTGTGCCTGTGCGTCCCCCGCTGGTGCACTACGAGCCTGGCACGGACGAGGTCGAGAATATGGACGGGCTGGTCGAGGATATCGGCAGCCCGCGCGCTGAGCTGCGTTGGGATTACATCACACGCACTGAGCGCGATTCCCTGCGCACCATCCTGGGCGCGAAGAGCACGCGCGTCTTCGTGCACATCCCCACCACGGAAAACGGCGACGAGTACAAGGACTTCTCCGCGATCGCAGTCTGGCCGAAGGAAGACCGCTCGCTGATCACGATCCGCCGCGATTTCGTCATCCTGCTCAAGAACATGGTCGAGGTGGTATGACCCTTCCCCACGTTCCTCTTGTCGGCGTGCTGACCAACCTGCGCAAGCAGGGATTCACCGAACTGTTCCTCGCCATGGAGCAGCCCAACGTGATCTTCACCTGCCAGGTCAATCAGACATTCACCACGCACGACCGCGTAAACGAGGTGATCTACGACAACGCCACGGGCGATTATGCCGACGTGCGGCCTGGCATGACGGCGTATGTCGGCTCGACGGCGGGAGCGCGCGACCTCGGCTTGGTGCGCGTGCGCAAGGCGCCGACGTCCTCCGTGATCTACATCGGCGAAGAGTCGGAGGTCGACTTCGACGACAACGTTTGGCTGACGGTCGTGGACCAGTTTTCCATCTGGCCCAGGCATATCCGCATCAATAACCGCATCGCCTATATGGACTGGGACGAGGCCTATTCGGACCAGCACACCGATTTCGATCCCGTACCAGTCTTGGGCGGGAACCGTGTGGCCTGGCGGAAGACCATCGTCCGCACGTGTGACGATTCAGAAGCATCCTACACAGGCACGTGGGGAAATTATATGGATGCTGGAAATTATGGTGGAAACGCGCGCAATTCCAACCACGTGAACAGTTATGCCGAATTTACCTTCACCAGCAATATGATCCAGTGGGTGGGTAATATCGGACCGAGCGCAGGCATTGCAGCGGTCTATATCGATGGAGTGCACCAACAGGATGTAGATCTATATCACGAGACGCTGGAACACCAGCAGATTCTGTTCTCGGCCACTGGGCTGGGAAGCGGTGTACACACGTTGAAGATTGTGGTGACGGGGACGAAAAACGCGGAGAGCATAAATACCTGGGTAGACGTGGACGCGTTTCGTTATGAATTACTGGGAGCCCAGCTCGATTTCGACGGCTCCGAATCCTGGGTGTATGGAAGCTCGATCTCCTCGGTGCAGTGGGTCGCGCCTGGCTCGGCGTCCATCTCGGCGCCGACGTCGGCCAGTACCACGATCTCGTGGGACGCGGCAGGCCAGTACATGGTCTATTACGAGATCACAGCCAGCAACGGGAAGATCTTCACGGGCGCGCGGCGCGTGTTCGTCTTCGACGACGCCAACCCGCCGCTCTCCAACTTCAAGCTGGACGAGTGCCGCGCCGACGTGGAGGATGGCGGCTGGTCGTTCGCGATCTCGACGAAGTCCGTCCAGGCTGCGCAGATCGTAGAGCGCAATTTGTGCGTGCTCTTCGCGCGCGACTACTTCGACAACGAAGAGATCAGCTACGGTCCGCTCGACGGGCACGAGACGATCGTGGCCAGCGGCTGGGTCGGCAAGAACTCTATGGAGTACGACGCGAACACGGGCACCGTCTCCTTCGACGTGTACGGTCCGCAATACTGGCTGAAGCAGATGGCCGCCTTCCCGACAGGACTCGAGTTGACTGGGCGCGCGCCGACCGCCTGGACCGAGATGAAGGAGATGACGGTCGACAAGGGCGTCTGGCACATCCTGCACTGGCGCAGCACCTGCACCATGATCCTCGATTACCTCCCGCAACTCGAGAACGTGCAGTACGTGAAGGAACTGTCGGCCAGCACGGGCACGATCTGGCAGCAGATCACTACCTTCTGCTGGACAACGATCTTCGCGCGGCTGGTGTTCAACCGCTACATCCAGGGGTTCCTGGCTGTCGAGCCGCAGCTCGTGCCCGAGGCCTCGCGCACGTGGGACACGTGGTACCTGCCCAAGCAGGATATTCGGGGCGGGATCCGCGTATCTCCTTCGAACAATGGAGCCTGCTCGATGGTGAACCTCTCGGGCGTGTGCATCAACCTGTCTGGGTCGGCGTCGGCCTTCTTCTCACTTTCGATGGGCCACGTCTATACCCGCGTCGGCCGTGCCGAGATCGTGGATAAGCTGCTGGTCATCGACCAGGCACAGTCGAACAGCCTGGCGGGGCTGGTGATGGGTATGAAGAACAACGACCTGCCCTCGATTCAGTTCGACTGCATGCGCAACAACCGTTTCTTCGACATCGCTCCACGCATGTTCCTGGGCATCCAGATCGAAGCAGCCGACACGCCGCGCGGGGGCACCTTCGACGGCAACACGCTGATCAGGCACGTGGAACTCTCGCACGAGGAGGACGGCGTGCTGAAACCGTCCCTCGAAGTGGAAGCGGAAACCTTCGAACAGCTCTCGACCAACGGCGACATCCCCGATTCGCCCGACGACGAGGACGTGTCCATTCCGCCGCCTCCGCCGCCTCCCGAGCTGCCTCCCCTGGAGGTGGTCGGGGAACCGATAGAGGTCTGTTTTGCGGACGATACCTATGGGTTCTTATACACGCTAGATTTCGACAGCGACGCGCCCACCTGGTTCATCGGCAACACAGGCCTGGACGCATACGAGCAGGAAGCCATCGACAGGGTGGAAGTGTCACTCTTTACAGGCCGCATCTACCTGGCTGCGCTGGGCATGCAGAAGATCTGGACCGCTCTCGCCGCGGGCGGAGCCTGGCAATTGGTGGCCGACCGCCAGATGATCCTTGACATGTCCTTCCCTGGCTGGGAGGATATCATCGGCTGGACCTTCCATTTCAAGGCCTTCGGGATGAACCAGAACGCAGCCGACGAGATCGCCTTGATCGCTGGCCGCACGTCGGCTCCGTACACATCCGACAACTACCTGTACCTGGGCGGCGCCACGGGACTGGAAGCCACCAACCCGACGCCGTTCTATTCGAAGGGCGGAGCGGCCGCTGGCGATCTTACGTTCGGGAACGGCAAGTGGCTGTACACGGGCATGAACATCAGCCTTTTCTGGAATACGGCCCTATTCCGCTTTCCCGACGGCGGCGGAGATCTGGAGTATGTCGCCGACCTGCCGACGACCGCGGGTTTTACGCCCTACCACGCCCGCGCAGGCACGGGCGACGTGGTCTTTCAGCACCAGTTCGACCACGTCAACCTGATCACGGGAAACGGCGGTACGGTGACCGATCTGGGGTTGAACGATCTGTCCAACTGGGAACAGGCTGCGGATATCGACCCGACAGGCACCGTGCTCATGGCGGCCAAGGGCGCCAACGGTCGGCAGATCTCCCTCGATGGTGGAAGCACCTGGTCTGATCTGACCGCCCTGCCCTACACGGGCGGCGAGCGCTTCAAGTTCCACAACTGCATGGACGCCAATCGGTGGATCGCTGGCCACACGAGAATCTACTACACACCGGACCAGGGCACGACGTGGGTGGACAAGACGGGCAACCTGCTCGAGCTGCTCCCCAACCTGAATATCAAGGTCATTCGAGTGATGCGTTATGGCTAACAGGCGTAAACCAAAATACGACCGCCGTCAGAAGCGGGACGTCTTCCAGCAACTGATCGATACCAAGCGGACCGACATCTTCATCCCTGCGCGCATGGGCGACAAGGACAAGGTGGTCAAGGGGTCCAAGCGCGGATACGTATACTGCCGCCTGCCCAATGGCCAGGTGATCCAGGTGCGCAACAGCAAAGTGGCGGCGCGCCCTGGCCGCAATGTGCTGCTCGGATATGAGCCGACCCGCCCTGGACTGCTCCAGGTGCTCGCGCCGCGCGATAGCATCGTCGACGACGACATGTACGACATCCCCTCACATGGGGACTCGCACACCTGGCCCGAATACGACGCGGCCTATGTCCGTGATGAGCAATATCTTCCCCTCCTAGCCGTCCCTTCAGGGGACTGGGAAGTGCAGATCTACCGCAAGGTGCTGCTCTGGCCCGATCAGTCGGCTTATGTGTTGATCGCGGATCAAAAGGTGGACCTCACCGCGCATAAGATCACCAGCGGCGCAAAATGGGTGCTGCTGCAAGCGGACAATACAGGCGTGGTCACAGGCAAGGACGGCAGTCTGGTTGACAGCCGACAGCTCCTGACCGAATCGAACATCCCCATGCCAGACGCGGATCACATCGCCCCGCATGCCGTGAAATTCTATGCAGGCCAGAAGAAGCTCCAAAAGAGCAAGCGGGTCAACGACTTCCTTGACCTGCGCTTCGGCGCATATGGAAGCGGCGGCGGAGGCGGGATCCCAACCACAACCGCCGCGAACGACGTGCAGGTGGGCGACGGATCAGGAAGCTGGATCAAAAAGACCCTGGCAGAATTTGTGACCATCCTGCGCACGGCGCTGGATTCGGTGTATGCGGCGTCGGCCAAGGGCGTCACCAACGGGGACAGTCACGACCACAACGGCGGCGATGGCGCGCAGATCGCCTATTCCACGCTGAGCGGGCTGCCCACGTTGGGCAGTGCGGCGGCGCTGAACGTTGGCACAACGGCGGGAACCGTGGCGGCGGGGGACGATTCCAGACTGAGCAACGCCCGCGCGCCTACGGCCCACGCCGCCAGCCACAAGAGCGGCAGCGCGGACGCTATAAAACTCGACGAGCTGGACGCGCCCACCGATGTGACCACGCTTAACGCGTCCACGTCTGCGCATGGCCTCGCCCCAAAGGCAACCGCGCCCGCGTTGGGGTTGATCAATGTGTTGGGCATTGCCAACGGGGAAACGGTCTGGAGCGCAAAGGCGCTGCTAGATAGCATTAATCCCGCTGCCATTGGCGCGGCCTCGGCGGGTTCTGCAACCGTGGCCGCGCGCAGGGATCACGTCCACAGCGCCGCAGAGTCCGCCATCACCTTTACGGACATCACCACCAACAACGCCAGCACGACTGCACACGGATATGCCCCAAAGGCGACCGCGCCCGCGTCTGGATTGGTCAATGTGTTGGGCATTGCCAACGGAGAGACGGTTTATTCCAATAAGGCGCTGTTTGACACAACCGCTCCCGCCGCGCTCGGCACGGCCTCGGCGGGATCTGCAACCGTGGCCGCTCGCAGGGACCATGTCCACGATAAGCAGACGATCCTGCTGCCGTTTGGCGTCTATGCTGGCGTCGGTCCATTTTCCGCGGACGCTGTGCCTTATGCCGCCTCGGGCGGGTACACGATGACGCTGGTTAATTTGGTCTGCGGTTTTTATGTGGCGACCACCAACAACGGGTCTAATTATTGGTCGATCGCAATCGAATCCAAGCCCTCGAACACGACGATCAAGACCCTCACCACGGCGTCTGCGTCGCCAAATGTTTTTACGAGCGTGTCCAGTGCGCTCTCGGGCACGGTGGCATCGTCGGACATCTTGATCCGCGTGGTGTTGACCAAGGTGGGCTCGCCTGGGAATATCTATTTCGCGTCGCCTAATCTGGAGGTGAAGATTTAGCGGAGCGGGCGTGATCTCCACCGAGTGGCAGGCGGTGTATTCCACGTTCGGGCAGGATTACCAGCGGCAGATCTACGTCCTTGCGCACGAGCTGGGGCATGTCTTTGGCGCGGGGATCAGCGAGTACTACACGCTGCAATCCGTAGCCGACCTGAGCGGGAGATCTCCCAGCCTGCCGATCAACCTGCTCGATCCGACCAATGCCTTCACGATGGCGCATCTGGATTGGTTGACCTCTCCCATGCTGTGGAATGTCGGCGGCTCGACGCGGGAGGCGTTCCTTAGCACCTGCAAGTATGACACGGCGGCGGCGTTGACGATCAACTCGACCTGGCGGTCTGGCATCCCTCCGCTGGCCAGCATGACGGTCAGGATCGTACCCAGCCGATCCAGAGTGACCGACATCCCGACCACGGTCTACGTGTACAACCGCGACGGTGTGCTGCTGGCTTATGGGGACGCCGACGAGAGCGGTGACTTCCTGGCGCCCGCTCCCCAGCACAACGGATACCGCAATGCAGTGCTGATCAAGACCTATCAGGGCACCCGTTTCATGGGCGCGAAATGGGTCTGCGTGTATGACCTGGACAGGATGCGCCTGATCAGCGGCGCGAGCGAATGTATAATTTCGATCCCATAGTCCTTGACACCCTCGACGTTTATGGCGATACTGAAGCAGTATCGCCATTTTGTTTCTGGAGGACGAATGACCTATCCTGGTGGAAAAGCAGCCGACGGCGTCTATCATCGGATCATCAATCAGATCCCGCCGCACCGCACCTACATCGAGCCGTTCATGGGCGGCGCGGCGATCCTGCGCATGAAGCGGCCGTCGGCGGTCAGCATTGCCGTGGACATGGACCCCGAGGTCGTGTCGGCGTTCATGGCGGAGCGGCCCGTACCTGGTGCCCTCGCCGTAAATGACGATGCGATATCTTTCCTGGAGCGCTATCCCTTCGACGGCTCGGAGTACGTCTATGCGGATCCGCCCTACCTGCGCAGCGTGCGCTCTTCGAAGGACCCGATCTACAAGTTCGAGTTCTGGGAGGATACCCAGCACCTGCGTCTCCTGGAGGTGCTGCGCAGCCTGCCCTGCCCCGTGGCCATCTCGGGCTACTGGTCCGAGCTGTACGCGCAGGCGCTCCCAGACTGGCGCTCGATCCATTATCAGGTCGGCACGCGCGGCGGATTTGCCGCCACGGAATACCTGTGGATGAACTATCCCGAGCCGACTGAGCTGCACGACTACCGCTATCTGGGAGAAAACTTTCGCGAGCGCGAGAAGATCAACAAGGTCAAGCGGCGCTGGGCAGCGCGCCTGAAGCGCATGGACCCGCTCCAGCGCTACGCGGTGCTGTCGGCCATCGAGGATCTGCGCGCGCCGACGGAAAGCATGAGAGGTGAAGGATGAGCGGGATCGTCATGGAAGCGTCGGAGATTTTGTGGCGGCTCCGCCCTCGAAAGAATCGGCGTGACGAGATCCATGTGGCCACCCTCGACGAAAACGGAGATACCAGCTGGTATAAAAAGCCCTGCGCAACGCAGGGCTTTTTTCTATTTATTTATTCTTGCCTTATTTCTCTTTTTTACATCAACAATCTGAGGATTATTGAGAGGTTCATTCCATACTAATGCACACTCTCCGCGCATCAGAGCACCTATCAATCCCTCTGGAGATAGGCCTTTCGCGTTTTCAGCAAGCCATTTTGCCCTAGCCTTTCGCAAACGATGCTGCCGACTGTTCCCTGTAGCGTCTTTATTTACCATAACTACTCCCATGCTCTCGAATATGCTCGGTCTTTGAACAAAGCAGCCAGACCACTAATCTGCTTCAGTCGCAGTAACTCGTCGGCATCCATGCCGATATGTTTCATAATCCAGTCATTCCCCATTCCTGCCTCTGTCAATTCTGCTACGATATTAACCATCAGGTCAATGCTGTGCGTTCCGCGCGCACGGTTATGGCGAATAGTGGACGCCATGCGATCAGAGACGCCACGCTTTTCTGGACGAATGGTCGAGACGGGAATATATCCCATTGTTGATTGGTGAATGGATGCGCTCGTGCGTTCTGCCTTACGGCGATGGAATCCGTCCACAATGCGGATCGTGTCCGTGTCTGGAAAGGTCACGATTGGCATAGTATATCCGTCTTCCTCAATAGAGCGGATCAGCAGCTTCATCTCGGGGGGAGCGACTGCGTTTGGGTTGTACTCGTTCGCTTCCACATCGTCAGACTTCTGCCAGTGCACATAATCCACGGGGTGATGTTTCAGCGGGCTCGCCTCGTGCAAGATGGACCGCACCTTGTTCAGCGCCTGCACCTTTTCGTCCTGGTCCGGGATAGCTTCGATCAGGTCGGCCAGTTCTTTTGCTATTCGAATGATGTCTTCCATATTTCCTCACAGATCCTTGTATTTTTGCATCGCGTCGTGTCGTAGTTGTTTTTCATAATTCGTCATCCCATAGCCCATGTACTTGCACGAATAGTCATTCTTCAAGATCGTGATGCACATGCGCTTCCAAGATGGCAGGTTCACAAAGTTGCTGCTATCTATGTCGTCTGGATATTCCTTGAATTTCACCAGGACAATATCGTCGCGGTTCTCGTATAGTTTTCCAGGCGGCTTCCCGAGCACCTCGAACTCATACCCAGATGCTTCAATGTCTGGCAGTGATTCACGCAGGACGGTAGCGCCCTTTTCCAGCCAGACCTTGAACGTGCTCTCGAACTTCTTGCGGAACATATTCCCAATGTAGGGCGGAAGCGTGGAGAGCAGGAACTCGGCGTAACTTTTCCACGTGTGGCCTGGCGGGAGCGAGATCGCCTTGTAACCCATCGCTTTGGTTGATCCATAGATGGCGCCGAAATTCGCGCCGTTCACGCGGCCGACCAGACGGGACCATTTATCAGGCTCGATGGCACGATGCAATCCCAGGCTGGCAACTCCCTCGTCGATGAATGCGCTGGCGACCCGCATTTCATCCAGATTCAGGCCGGCCTGATAATACAGATCGTAGAGGTGGTTATAGTCAAACCCTTCACGAGCATTCGCCGTCCAAATGTCTTCCGTTTGCCAGTCATAGAGTGGATAGGCCATGTACTGGTCTTTCTTCACTTTTGTGATCCACTTCCTACCCTGATACATGTTGACCTTACGCTCACTGGCTACAGCCCGCCAACGGTGCACGCTTTCCTGTGCACGGATTCCCAGCACGTTGACCGTCTGCCTGGCGTTTTTTGTGCGATGCAGCCAGTCGCTAAATTTCAGATCGAAATCCGTGTCTTCGATGCCATGATAGTAAAAATCATAGGGATGGTTGTCCTTGGTGTAGATGCTCAACCCGTTCCCAAGGACTGGGTAATCCCGCACCCATATCTCCCGCTCTTCCTCGTTCCACGGAAGCCAGTAGTTTCGATAGATCGATACGCCGCACTTGGTCTTATAGGTCAGGCAGTTCCAATACAGTTCTATCAGGTCGGCGTTCACTTCCACCATACGGCGGATAAAATCCTCGGTATATTGGTAACTACCTTCGTAGTCCATGTACTGGACGGATATCTTGTGTGTGATATTGTTGCGGCGCATGTGCTGAAAGATCATGTTCAGCAGAACACCGCTGTCCTTTCCTCCAGAGAACGAAACCTCGATATTATCGAATTCCTGGAAAATGAAATCTATGCGTCTCTGCGCCTCATCGAACACATTTTCAGATATGTACTGCATGCTCATAGTTCCGAGACCTTTCGCTTGTTGACTTCACTCTTAAATGATTTCACGACATCTTCCTTTTTTGAGATCGCCGCCATGATGCGTCGATCAATGCCAGAGTTAGAAACGATGTCAATATAGGTTACGTGCTCCGTCTGTCCGATACGATGGCTGCGGTCTTCCGCCTGGATGCGGTGCGAATATTTGAATTCGTTCTCGTAGAATACGTGAAAATGCGCCTCATTCAGTGTCAGGCCATGTCCGCCCGTCGCCATCGTTGCCACCAGGAAGCGAGCCGACCCGCGGAATAATTGTAATTGTTCGTCGCGTTTTTTCTCGTTCAGGTCGCCATAATATAGGACGCAGCCAGGCAGGACGTCAGCGATCTGTTTTACACTCTCCACGTATTTGCACCAAATGATGACCTTCTCGTCTTCAGGGATGCTAGCGATCACCTCCTTCAATGTATCCACCCGCTTGTGCGGAAGGCTGATAAATTCCTTCCCGTTGCGGTTCCAAAACCCGGATACTATCTGTTGAAGAGCAGTAAATAACTGGAAAATAATATAGTCTGGGATTTCATCCAATATCCCATTTAAGATTTCTTCCTTTGCCTGTTCGTAGGCGTCTCGCTGCTGTTGTGTTAGACCGAAATAGAACTGGTCATGGAGTTTTTCGGGCAAGTCCATACACTCGTCTTTTGTCACCTGGTACGTGAATGGAGCGATCCTGTCGGCGATATTGCCGACGTGCAGCGCCCGAACGATCATGCCAGGGTATTTTTCGCTGTACTCAAGATGGTTCTTAGCGAATGAATAGAACGAGCCATAACCAAGAATCTCGGGAGAGAGAAAACGCATCTGGGCATACAGATCTTCCACACCCTGGGTGATCGGCGTGCCTGTCAGTAATAGCCTATATTTCGCCTGTTCACTCAGATAGGATATTCGCATCGAGCGCTTTGACGCATGCCCTTTAATATAGGATGATTCATCCACGATCACGAACGTATTCTCGTCGATCAAATTCTGGACCGCCAAAACGGTGAGGTCGCTGCTCGACATGGATTCGATGCCGACAACAAACCAAAATGCTTCCTTTAATTCGTCCAGATCGAACTTGCCATTAAAAACATAGACGGTTTCACCCTCGGTATGTTTCTCGATCTCGGCGGCGATGGTCAGTTTCAGACTGACCGGGCAGAACCATATCACACGGCTAATGCGCTGTTGTCGGCGGGCAACCAGTTCAATAGCGCAGCGTGTTTTTCCTGTTCCCATATCCATGAAAAGCGCGCCAACCCGTACAGGCAGGATCTTTTCGACCGCTGGCACCTGGTGCGGTAACAATGTTGTTTTTGTTCGTAGATCGCGCGCTGGAATGTCCATGAATTTATCCAGATTATAGATACGCTTGCCCTTCTGATTTTCTTTTTTCTTCGGTGCAGGAGCTTCTGGAATAATCACTCGCAGGTATTCACGCTCTGAATCTTTCAGACTGTCGGATGCCTTCGGAGTGAAATCGAACTCGTGCTCTTCCGCAAACCCGATTACCTCGGCATAATACATGGATGGCACGGCTACACATTTCGTGTTTCTGTCCCAGGATGCTTCTGGCAACATTAAAGCGCGGCGGTAGAGATTTTCATCCTGCCCACGCCAACGCAGATGGTATTTTCCGTCGATAAATTTTACCCAGCGTTTCTGTTCAGGCTTCCACATCCCTGCTTTGACAAGTTCCACTACCTGTTCATCCACTTCGCAGGAAAAGCCAGAATTGATCAATCTGCTCGTCAATTCTGCGGCGCGGTCCAGTGGATGACCGTTCGTTTCGGTGTTTAACTCTCGCAGCCACGCCAACTTTATCTCTGACCATTCCAGGCCGACACTCTTAACTTGCTTGCGGAAGGTTTCGTTGTGTTCCTTGAATGAGCACAGCAAACCATTGCCAGAAGTCCATATTCTAGCAATGGTTTCGGTTTGCGGAGAAACAGGGGAAATGATCACTGGCACTCGTCGTAAAGTTTTTGATGTTCTTCGGCAGTATCAGTAATCGCACCGCTGACATCCTTTGAGAAATTTTCAAACTGCTCATCGGTCATTGTCACTTTCACGCAATCTCCCATAACTTCATTTGCTTTTTCTGCCTTGATGCCCATCTCTTCGAACATCTCAATGAGGCCTTGCGTGGTATTACCATCGGAATAATAGAACGTTTTCATGCTAATCTCCTCTATGGTTTGCTCGTGAATTTTATCTTCGACAACTGCACCATTTGGTGGGAGTTATATTTATCGTATAACGCCCGCAGGTTGTGAGCGTATTCGCGGGAATTCCACTCCATGTTGGCCTGGGCATTAATGGCGCGGTGCAGAGCCTGGGCGAACGGTGGTTGCATTCCAATGACCCGTAGCGCCTTGACAATTCCGCAGGCCGCATCCACCAGAATGACATGCAACAGAACATAATCTCTTACAGACGTCTCTGGCGCTCGCTGTTGCTGATCCGCTGGTACAAGGTGATATGAGTACGGCGCATCACTCCAATCGATTGCATTGCCGAATTTAAACAGCAGGAAAATCAGATCCTTATCAGCATACAACGCGAAGCGTGCCTCTCCTTTTGCGACATCGTTGATTTCCTCCGCGCTTGGATTATTCAGAAAAAGAACCAGTTCGTGCTCGCCGCCGCGATAGTTGTACTGAATTACTTCGGGAAATTGCGGGACATTCGGGTTATAGGGTTGGCCGACCTGATAGGCATACATTTATCCATCTCCTACCATGTGTGATTTCGGACGGTCTTGCGCGACCCATCGGGCATGGCGTAGACCGTAACAGTGTCGAGACTGCATTCCTCGCGTGGATCATTACACTCGTCGGAATAACTCTTCAAAACTTGTCCCTTTCCTGTGCGTTTGGCCTTAGCAAAGATCGCAGCAATCGCCTGCTCATTGGCAAGTTTTTCTTCGTGCTTGGCACGAATGGCAGGCTGGGCAAATTCCCAGGCAGCGCGGAACTCGAATTCGGTGCCGAGTTTCTGAACTACCGCATCATCGACGTGGTATCCCCAGCCGCTGACATATTTCGCGAGCCCGATCTGTTCCATCATTTTTGCCTGGTCGCTATACAACTCGTAACCAGACAAATATTCTCCGTCGTGGTAATGCAGTTTGATGACAGTAGCGTGTTCGGCAGGGATTTCTCCGGTGGCGATCAATGCCTGCGTTTTGGATAGCCCCAATGCCAGGGCAGCGTCATACGCCAGGGCAAGCATCTGTTCATTGTCGTGATCGAAATTACCGATGTCATCGGAAGTTCGGATGCTTTCCAGATAGGCGATCTCCACCTCAGTCAGTTTGATCTCATTGTCTTTTTCGATGCGTTCTTGCATGGATTTGAGTACGTTAATCATGGTGTTCTCCTTTTGTTGGTTCGATATTACCATGTTACTGTAACGATGTCAAGAAAAGAAAAGCCCTGCGTTGCGCAGGGCTTTTCTTTTCACAGTCTGAGACGGTCCACGGGAGAGGCCCGCCTGTGCGCCGACTCCAGGTCCACCTGGGCGATGCGAAGATATTTCTTCACCATCTCCATCGACGAATGTCCGAGGATCTCCTGGAGCGTGTATGGGTCGCCGCCGTTGCGCAGGTAGAAGATCGCGAAGGTGTGACGGAATCGGTGTGGATGGCAGGACGCCACGCCTGCCCGCTGGCCGATGAAGCGGATTGCCACGGCCAGCTCGGTGCGGGAGAGGAAATCGCCGTTGCGCTTGGCCAGCAGCGGATCATCCTGACGGACCTCCTTGCGCCTGGCCAGGTATCTCCAAAGCGCCTGGCCTGTGCGCGGGCTGAACGGCACGCGCCGTTCCTTGTCGCCCTTGCCGTGGCGGACCTTGATCATGCCGCCCTGCACGTCCACGTCGGCGATGGTCAGTGCGCAGGCCTCCGAGGCGCGCAGGCCCGTGTCGAGCAGCAGGAGCAGCATGGCGCGATTCCGCTCCTGGTTGGGGATCTCGTGATCGGAGAGGGTGCGCCCTGCGCGGGTATACGGCTTCGAACGCGAGAGGGAGCGCATCATGGCGTGAATGTCGTTCTCAGTGAACGGCTCGATGATCTTCTGCGTCACGCTGGGCGGCTTCAGCTTCTCGAAGATGTTCTGCTTGACCAGTCCTTCCTCCTCGCACCAGGTCCACAACGAGGACAGGCCGACGTAGTAATTGTGCAGGGACTTGCTCGACAGCTCTCCGCCCTTCGTGCTCCTGGCTCCAGCCAGGAAGCTCTCGACGTGGCGGGGAGTGATCTCGTCGATGGGGTAGTCGGCTCCCGTGAAATCCAGGAACTTCTTATAGGTGCGCTTGTAGTCTTCCACGGTGTGGGGGCTGCGTTTGCGTGCGCGCAAGGTCATGTCATAGCCTGCCGCACATTGGGAAAAGGTAAGAGTTGTCATCTGTGTGCCTTTCGGTATAGGTAATTCTGTTGTGATAATCTGATTTCTGTTGTGATAATCAGAAGACCGTTTTTTTTATACCTCGCAGGCTATTCAATTTACATACAGATGTGTGTCGGTCGCAGAACCCGATCCCCCGAATTTCTGCTCCTCCCCTTACATGGTTCGGCTGTAATCGAACCATGTAAGGATTGGTAGTGCGCTGGAGAGGACTTGAACCTCCACGGCTTGCGCCACATGGCCCTCAATTATGATGACCGTTGGCGAACCTGCCGACACACGGTGTATGGAAATCGGACAACCATGCAATACACGCGGAACACGGCCGCGAGCAGTTACGAGGTGAGGTTGAGATAGCCCTGGAGGACGATCCAGAAGGCCAGCAAGCAATAGACGATCTGCACGCCGACGGCGATCATTTTCATGGTCGCCGTTTCTTTTTTGTCGGTGAGCATGATCAGCACCCAGATGGGCGTGAGCATGAGAAACGCGAAGCCTTTGAACAGCGGCTCACGGTAGAACGGAACGGACTCGGGCGCGGCGGTCGGCCTGGGCGCGGAAGCGGCTGGCTTCTGGTAGCCTGGGATGGCAGCGGGACCGCCTTCGAGCGCCGACAGCCGCTGCTGCACCTGGGCGTTTTGGGGCGCAAACTTCGCCGCCTGGCGAATGCAGTAGAGCGCCTGGTCGGTGTCGTCGGCAACGAAGCTGAGCAGATACCAGGCCTGCACATTTTGTGCATCGGCCTTCACCACGCCGACCAGCAGGCTGCGGGCCTGCCCCTTCTGCCCCGCTTTCAGGAGGCTGCTAGCTTGCTCGATATTATTTTGGATTGTTTGGGTCATTGACTGCCTGCTGAATACGGACCTTGTCAGTGAACAGTAGAGCGCCGATGGGGATGAAGACCAATATCAGAAACAGAGATTCGCCCAAAATGCCGACGATCCAGCCATGTACTTCGGCGGCCAGAATTCCGATCAGAAGCGCCAGTTGCTCGTGCTTCGTGAGGATGCGATTGAGTTCGTCAATCATGGCGGGCCAGTCGAGTTTCTTCTTGTTGTTTATCGAACTGCGAGCGCGTCGAGGGCTGGTAATAGCAACGGCATCCGCCTTCGGACGTGCAATCTGGATTTGGGGAAAGAGCATTGAGAAGAATGATCGGGTAAATGCGTTGATGGTGTTTTCTGCATTCTTCACACACATCTCCGTCGTTGGCGGTCGCCAGTTTGAAGTACTCGATCTTTATTTTTCTTGGGCTCATTCTGTGCCGACCCAGTGATACTTCTTCTTGCGCATGGTCATTGGCAAAAGCACAAAGCCGACCAGGACCAGATTCGCCACCGAAATGCGCAGGACGGCGCTGCTTGACTGCATGGAAAAGAGCACGATCAACACCTGCGCCAGCATGGCAGGAGCGATCAGTTGACGCGGTTTGGCCGACATCAGGAATTCATGTGCATACGTTTCCCACACGAAAGCCTGCAATACGATGTCGATCAGCTTTCTCCGCCATGCGGAGCGAATACGAGAGAGCAAAGAACGATGGTCCATTCATCCTCTCCCCTCCCCTGGAGGGGATGTCTATTTAATCGGCGAGGTTTTTATATCTCGCGCGTTTTGGATTTCATCAGCGTTTTCAGATTCGGCAAACGCTGCAATGATAGCTTCCGCTTTTTTTCTAAGACCTGGAGGGATACGATCCAGTTTTCGTATTTGCTCTTCAACCCACGGATCATGATCTTTCTTGATGAAAAGAACTCCAGCGGCTTGATAAACAGTTTCTTGTGGAAGATCAAAGGCATTGGCAATAGCGTCCAATGTCGAATTGGCAGGCTTGCGTTCTCCGCTCAACAGTCTGCTAATAACCCCTTGATCTTTTCGCATTCTTCGTGCGAGATCAGCGGGAGACATTTTTCGATTAACTAATTGACTTGTAAGCCAGTCAGAAAAAATTGTCATGGTACAAGATATTAGCACCTAAGGACTTTCCAAAGAAACATGGGAAACTTGCCACTTGACAAGCATATGCACTTGTGTATAATAAAACTTGTCAGCCAACAAGTTAAACTTTCCGACAAGCAAGGAGACATGAATGACCCAAACCAAGACTTCCCCCACCCTCATCGAAACTGTTCACAGCCCGCTCAAGAGCGGCCTGATCCGCTGGGCTACCGAGTACGGTATCACGCCCGCCAAGTTCGCCAAGGTCATGGGCTACAGCTACATCACCGCCTGGCGCATCCTGCGCGGCGAACAAGACTTCTCGTCCGAATCCTTCGGGCGCTTCACGCTCAAGTACGGCACCATGAACGCGGCCGAGATCCTCAAGCTGGCCGATCTGCCAGACGGCGTGCCCGAAGTCGGCTATCTGCCTGGGCCCGAAGAGTCCGAGCCCGTTCTCGTGGCGACCATTCACTAAGGGGAGATCACAGTCATGACACAGCGCACCTTTTTCCCAGTGGCTTCTGCACTCCCCTTTCGCCCCTTTACCCAAACCAAAACCAAGCGCGCCTTCTCGCGCGGCATCTCCATCAACGGCGTGCATCACCCGCGCTACATCCAGCTCGAGGTCACGCTCTACGTGATCGAGCAGGGTCCGCGTCATTGCCAGTCCTGCGGCCGCGAGATCGCCACGGGTGAGATCGTGGGCAGCGAACTGCCAGGCACGGGCTACTACTGCGCCGATTGCATCGAACCCACCGACGCCAAGATCTGGCGCGTGAGCTGGCCCCTGCGCCGCCGCACCGCCCGCCATGCCGACGGCATCCGCCGCGAATGGGTGGTGTGCTCCGACGACCAGGTGCAGCAATACGTGCAGGCCCTGCGCGCTGCCACCCAGCGCGACGTGCAGCTCCAGGAGATCAGCCATGCCCACTAGCCTGATCCTGACTGGCTCGAGCCTGGCGCTCCTGCTGCTGGCTGCCTTCGTCGTGCTCACGGTCCTCCTCGCCCGCGCCCATAAGCAGATCCAGAACCACGCCTGCGCGTGCTGGGAGTACGTCGGAGACAACCCCAATTGCCCAGTCCATTGCCCCAAGGAGCAGAACGCATGATCGCCGATCACAGTGAATCCACCTTCCGCAACTATCACAGCGCCCTGCGATCCTTCGAGCGCCATACGGGCATCGCGCTCACCGACGTGATGCAAGGCAAGGTCGGCGAGCAGCAACTGAAGCAGGCCACCGATCAGTGGATCGAAGCCCTGCACCGCGCTGGCAACAAGGTCAGCACCATCCGCGCCCGCCTGAGCGCCTTCCGCTCGATCCTCAATGTGGACGTCCCCCTGCCCGTGGACACCTCCGAAGAGGTACGCCCGACCCTGACCGTCGACGACCTGCGCCGCCTGTTCGAGCACCTGCCCAACACCGAGCAGGGGACTCAGGACCGCGCCCTGTTCGCCGCCCTGACCTTCGTGCAGGCCCCGTTGACCGACGTGATCTCCGCTTCCTGGGCCGACGCCTCCCTGCGCAACTGGCCCGCGCCTGTGCTCGACGCCGTGGCTCACCTGCGCTCCCGCCTGGGCAAGCAGGCCCCGCGCCTCGACGAACCCATCTTCTCGCCCATCACCGATCGCTACGTGCGCCTCACGCGCCAACCCGCCGCGCGCGCGCACCTCAGCCCCTCCGAGATCTCGCGCCGCCTGCGAAAGTACGGCGACCATCTGGGGCTGATCCTGACCGCGCGTGAACTGCGCGCCGCGGGACGCGAGCTGCTCGAGCAGACCAGCGCCGAGAAGGCCGCCGAACGCATCGGCCTGGTCACGCCGACGGCGCCGCGCCGCACGCTGAACAACTACCGCTACGCAAAGCAACTTCATCGCTGATCAGAGTAGCACGAGATCAACGATTACAGGGATTTCTGCTATGGCAAAAATAAAAATCACATCCAGGCTGATGCCCAAAAACGACCACCGTTCGCTGAAATTTCAAAACAGATTGGCAAGAGACATCGCACGCGGTAAGCCAGTTTGTCGTGCATGCGGCTCTTTGCTCACAGATGAATTGAGCATTCAGCGCGGATACGGAAAATGCTGTTTCAAGAAGCAGCTCGTAGCCATCGTGATCCAAATCCCCTCCGAGTGAGCTTCCCATGACATTCATTCTGATCGTCATCCTCTGGCAGGTCGCCGCCCATTATCTCGATTGGCGCCGCTTCGTGCGCGGCACCATCCCGCAGTCCGTCTTCCTGGTCGTCAACTACGTGATCGGCTCGCTCGGCCTGCTGATCCCCTACGAGCTGTGGATCTCGATCACCATCGATCCGCGCAGCGCCGCGTGGGTGCTGGCCACCGACATCGACCCGCGCTGGAAGCTGCCCTTCATCCTGATCGCAGGCGGCGCCGCTGTGACGATCTGCTACCTGGCTGACCTGCTCAACAGCCGCAACAACAGCCACGAAGAGAACAGCGAGCAGATGCGCCTCAAGGATCAGCGCATCGCAGAACTCGAACAGGCGCTGACCGATGCCAAGAAGCCGAGGGCATGACGGAAGGGCGGTGCGCCTGCTGGCCCTGCTCGAAGACGCCCGCATGAACCTGGGCAGGCGCACCTTCGAAACCCGCGAGATCGCGCTCAGGATACGGCAGGGCAGGCAGCGGACGCACGGTCAACTGGACGAGCTTCTTGCACCAGGTGAAGAACGACTACAGGAACTGATCGACGGGCTCGAGCAATACGCCCAACACATCGAAGAAGCCATTCGCACATTACAAACTCATTGATCATATCGGACACGGTCCTTTTACTGGTTTCCCCGTGGACGAGTGATACCGCGTGTTTTACTCCTTTTCCGCGCGGTTAGGCGGAAGTCGCCCAGCGGCTCAGGGCGCGTGTTCCCCCACACGAGGTCGGAGGTTCGAGTCCTCCCTTCCGCCCCTAAAGAAAAACCCCGCTGAGGTGTTCAGCGGAGTTTCGGCACAGCAGACACGTTTTCCCGTCGCGTCTGCCGCCAATCATACCACAATCTTAATTGGAGGCACAAATGTCAGTTCTATCCGCCCGTCAAGTTCTGTACTTTGAAAGCACACCCGAAGACGTGATCGCCGATGCGCAGGTGGCGATTGTCACCGCCGACTCGTGGCACATCTACGGTCCGCGCAACGCGCACGGCATGATTTCGTTCGCGCCCGTGCCTGTGGTGCGCTGCCCGATCGTGGACGTCTCCACGCTGCCCTCCGCGATGGACGAAGCCGTCAGGAAGCTGATGGTCGAGCACCAGGGTCGCTACGGCTACAAGGACATCCCCGTGCTGCTGGCCGAGTTCCGCAAGCTGGGCGCGGTCGTCTCGGAGCCCTGCTAATGGCCGCCGCAAAGACCCTGGTGGCCAGGCTCACGCTCCGCATGCGCGACGGCTCGAAGAAGCTGATTGAACTGCACACCGACGCCGCCTGGCACCAGTTCTACCGCATCTACACCCAGCAGGGACGCAAGCGCAAGGTCCTGACGGGATATGCCCGTCGGCAGATGAAAATCGGCGGACCGCGCGGCCTGGATGTGGTGGCTGAGCAGCACCGCAAGGGAAACCTGGATATCACCGCTGCCGACATCAAAGTCTACAAGAAGCGCGCATACCAGCGCCTGCTGACCTGCCCACCCACCGACCTGAACGGCGGCCTGACCCGAACCACTCCCGTACAGGAGAAGCACTACTGGGAGCTGCACCAGGAAGGCATCCCCGTCCGCAACTGGCCGACCTCTGGCGTGCGCAAGCGCGAACTGCAAAAGATCGGGCTGGGCACGCGATGAGCCTGCTCTACGACGAACGCCAGATGATCGCAGACCTGGAAGATGCCTCCCGCACGATCCTGGTCTGCTCAGAATGCGGGGCCGTCTCCCAGGCCTTCGACGCCAAACACGCGCCGCATGCCTGGGACGGATGGACCGTAGCCATCGATCCGAAATGTCCGCAATGCAATGGCGTGGCAAAGGCCATAAAGGAAAAGAAGAATGCGTAAGCAGAACCCCCACAATCCAGTCCGCCAGATCATTCTCCAAGCCTATAAGAAGAACCCGCGCGTTACGTTCCAAGAATTGGCTTCACTGACTGGTGTCGCCATTTCTTGCGTGCATTATCACGCGCACAATCTTCAAAAGGCAGGCCTGATCCAGATCGAAAACAAGCAGGGCCGAAAGGGACAATCCAAAAAGACGAACCCGCTGCGCCTTGCGATCCTGCAAGCCTACCTAGCCAATCCGCACGTCACGACGCGCGAAGTAGCCTTTATGACGGGTGTGTCTCAAAAGACCGTCATGTACCATGCGCACAAACTCCAGAACGATGGATTGATCCAAATCAAGAACAGACCAGGGCGTCCCGTCGGCACGTTCAAGGCCGAGGAAGCGCGCGAATGGCAGCAGCGAAGCCCACGCGGAAATGAATCGGAAAAGGCGCTTCAAAAGCGCATTGACGACATCGTAGAACAGGCCAGGATAAACGGAACGATCTTTTCTTCCACCGATGTCGTGCGTGATTATGGAAAGCGTGCTCGGTCCAGCCGACTGCGCGGTTCCAAGTTCGGATAACCCAATGGCCGCCATCTACCCCAATCTCTTCCACGCCTATCCCACCCGCAGCGGACGGTCCTGGCTGCGAGAGGTGAGCAAAGAGGACCGCCAGGCATTCGCCATGATCGGATGCCAGGCCCATCAATACGGAAAACTCGGAGGCAAGGCGCGCGCAGCCACGGCCAAACGCGATCACCGAGGACGATTTACGAAAGGCACAAAATGAGCACCGATCCGCGTTTCATCCTGATCAAGGCTGGCCGAGTCTATAAGGTCATCAACCTAAACGACATCTCTGCGTCCGAGCGCGTTCCCGCCGTCAATTCGACGAGTGGGGAGATCGTCCCGAACAAGTACATGACCCGCCTGCACATGTCGAGCGGACAGAAGTTCGAGCTGACAGGCAAGGAAGGGGATCGTATCTGGGACTTGCTCGAAAGCATGTCGCTCACGCTGTACGAAGAAGAGCAGGAGAAGGCCAGTGTTTAGGTCGGCTCTCCGCATCGCGTCGATCGTGCTCATGCTCACCTCGCTGGGGTGGGCAGGGTATGCGCTGGCGGATGGAACCATCTTCGAGATCATCGCCGCACTGATCGGCGCGAACCTGTTCCTCTCCGCGCTGAGATACCTGGAGCGCAAATAGCATGACGACAACGCTGCTTGACGATGCGCAAGTCGCCTATCTCCGATCTGTAAAAAAGACGGCGATCATCCTCATTGCCATGGGATTGATCGATGTCCGCTCCCCGGGGCGCGCCGTCAAGGTCGAGGAGATGGCCTTCCTGCTCGACATGGACGTGCGCACCTGCAAGGCCCACATGCAATCCCTGGCCACTCACGGCAGATTGCTCTTCAACGGCATTGGCTACGTACTGGCCGACGGCGGCCGCGCCAATTTCCTCCCCGCTCACACCGCGTCCGACGAGGCACATCAAGCCCTGGCACTCCAGGCACACCAAGCCCTCGCGGATCACACCGAGGCGGACGGAAACAACGGCGCCCAGCCTGCACAAAATGTGCAGCACAAATTGTGCTCTCTTAAGAAAGAAGAAGAAGAATCTTTAATTTTAAAAACAATTGAATCTTCTTCTTCAGATTCACCCGCACAAATTGCGCTGAGCATTCTGCGCGCCGACGGCACCCCGCTGACCGCTGCGCAGATCCTGGCTGCCACGCCGCTCCTGGAAGGCTTTGGGGAGCAGGGCGTGGTCACGGGCAGGCTCGACGTGAACTCCCTCGAGCCGCAGGTGGTCCTGGGCTGGATCGCACAGGCCTATGCCCAGAGAGAGAAGCTCTCCACGCCGCCCGCCCTGGTATATGCGCGCCTGCGCGACTTCCACACGACAGGCAAGAAGCCGTCCGCGCAGTTCTACGTCAACCCGCTGGCCTATCTGCCCAGTCGGTTCCTGGAGACGCTGCGGCTGATCACGTTCGACTGCGCGCACTGTTCCGAGAAGTTCCTTCACTCCGCCGACCTGGACGCGCACATGCAGTCGGCGCACGCCGACACGCTGACCGTCGAGATCGTCGAGGCGGAAGCCCAGCCCGTGGCGGACCTGTACCACGCCGAGCGCGTATCCGCCATGATCAACAGCCGCATGAACGCCGAGCAGGCCTGGAAGAGCGTGATCAAGACCCTGCGCGAGACGATGGCGCCCGCCTCCTGGGAGACGTGGCTGCGCGACTCTCTGGCGGTAGACCACACAGACGGCAGGCTGGTCGTCGGCTGCCGCAACGTGTTCGTGCGAGACTGGCTGGCCAACCGCGTAAGCGCGGACGCTCAGCGTACGCTGGCCGACCTGCTGGGTCAGCGCACGGCCGTCGAATTCGTGGTGTACGACCCGCAGGAGAACGACGATGACGCATAAGGCCCTGAAAAACGGTCAGACTGGTGTGATCCACGGCGTACTGGCCCTGTGCCAATTCATCCAGGACCATAACGTGGAAGCCAGCTTTCGTGGAGACCTGGTTGTCTTTGTTCCGCGACGGGAACAATCAGCTATCGACTTCGCGCGTGAACTCAGCCTGCACGCCGCCAATCGGCCGACGTTGGATCCCGACACGACGGAAACGTCGATGGAGACCCGTGATGAATGATTCTGTCATGTACGGCGTGATCTATATCTCGCTCGGCCTGCTGGCCTTTTACGTGATCAGCTTTTCCGTGACGTTCGTGGTCAAGGCCCGCCAGGCCGCGATCCTGCGCAGGGCGGTGATCATTGTTCCCGTTTTTGAACACGCCGTTCAGCCCTCTTCGCAGCAGACCTGGAACCCTGGCCGCAACCGCATTCTGTCCTACGACCCGACGGGCATGGCCTTCCTGGTGCGCGCCCGCCATCCATTCGAGATCATCGGCGGAGTCGGCTATTACTTCCCGTTCGAGGTGGAGCGCCTGACCTCGGACCTGTTCCTGGTATGGGACAGTGTAAAGCCTGATCCGCATGCAACCAACTGGCAGGGACTGAAAGGCAAGTACGCCTTCATCCCGTGCCCGAAGACTGAAGCCGACGGCGGGGAATTCCCGTTCGTGCAGGAGGTACAGTGATGTCGAAAATTGTAAGCAACCTGATCAATACGTCCGTGCAGGACATGCAGAGCGGTCTTTCGTCCTGGGGCGTGGAAGATCTTCCGCTGCTGCGCGAGGGCCTGGAGATCGTTACGAAGCGCGGTGAGAAGACCAAGGCCAAGGTCCTGTCCGCGAAGATCAAACGGCTGGAGAAGGAACGCATTCGCGCGATCTATCTGGCCCGCGTGGAAGAGGCGTTCGAGGAGATGCAGTGATGCGCAAATGGTGTCTGCTGGCTTTGCTGGCTCTGACGGCCTGTGTGCCGATGGTTGAAACTCCCGTTCCCCATGGCATGATCATGCCAATGGCCACTCCCGCGCTGGCTCCCAGCATGACTCCCTCGGTCGTGCCGACGCCGTCCGTCGATTGGCAGGCGGCTTCCAACGCGGCGTCCACCCAGGCGGCTTCCTACCTGGCCACCATCGACGCTGCCAACCTGGCGCTGGCCCAGATCGAGGCCGACAAGCAGCGCATGCAATACGAGCAGGTCATGCTTACCGCGACCTTCGACCTGGCCACCCTGGCCTCGAACCAGCAGACCAGCGTGGCGGCCCCTGTGGTGATCCCCACGACCGAGACGGCTGCCTATTGGCGGGATCGCCAGGTCGAAACCCAGCAGGCGCTCGACCAGGCCAAACTGACGGCCGTCAAGGAAGAGCCGACGCAGATCGTATCCCGCGCCTACGCGGAGAGTGAAGCGCAGACGGCTGGCTTTTGGGGCTGGGTGAACCTGTTCCTGGCCGCTGGCGCGGCTGCTTTCTTCTTCGCCCTGGCCTACGCGGTGATCAAGCTGGCCAGTCGACCACTCAAGCCTGCTCCCGCTCCGAAAACCGTTCCTGTTGTCAGCATCCCCAGGCTGGACGATGAGCCTCAGCGCCCAACCATTACGCTGCGCAAGGAAGGTCCAGACGGCGTGCGTGCCAGTGTGCTGAACTTCCCGTGCTCAGCCGAAGACCTGTTGATCTTCGCCCATGAGTTCCCATTTTTGGGAACAGGCGTGAATCAATACGACGGCACCATTCGAACGTCTCCGCTGCGCGCAAGCAACAAACGCCAGGCGATCATCGACATGCGCGAATGGCTGGTTAATAAACAACTGGCAGTCAGGGATCTGCGTGGACACGTGATCCTGAATGACGATGGGGTGGAGGTCTTCCGTATCCTGCGCGAGGAGGGACTCCCCCACCAGTGGTCCTGCACGCCAGATCATGGCGAATTACCCAAGGAATCTTTTCATGGCCATGAAATCATGCGCATGAAAAGCCTGGGGGAGAGGTTGGGGGAGGGGATGGAGGCGGCCGCCCTCGACGAAAACGACGATACCCCCATCGTCCCAGATGGCCAACCCGCCCTCGACAAAAACGTCGATAGAGGCCCGATCGGCCTGAATGCAAAAGGATATGCAGCATGAAGAAATGCCAGAAGTGCGGGAAACCCGCCGAGGAATTGACCATCGCCTTGACGCACGGACCCAACGGGTTCAGACGCTACAGCGTGTGCCCAAAGTGCGCAAGGACCTCCATCCAACCTGCTCCAGCCACCCCGATCAAGAAGGAGAAGAAACGTGTCCGCAAAGCCCAGTGAACCCCGCAAGAAGAACCGTTCGGTCGACGTCGGCCTGCTCCTGCTGATCACGGGATCGATCTCCAATATCCCGTTGTGGATCGGCGTGTTCACCTCGACCGAGGCCCGCGGACCGGTCGGCGAATGGATCCGTACCGCGCTGCTGCCCGTGGTGGGCGGCCTATCGGGCCTGTCGATGGCCATCACAGTGGGCGTCGGTCTGGTGTACGTGCTGGGCCGCCTGGGCAAAATGCAGCCGACCCTCGAGCGCAAAGTGCGCGGCAAGGATGAATACAAGAGCCAGCCCAACGTGCGCTTTTATGTGGCCAGCGGCGCGATCGTGACGCTGTTCCTGATCTCGCTGGCCATTCTCAGCCCCTACGTGTATCAGGTCGGCTCGGATGCCGAAAGCCTGTTCAAGGTCCTGGGGAACTGGGCTGGGCTGTGGTCGGTGGGGCGCGTGCTGGCCGCTGACCTGGCGCTGGCAGCAGTCGCTGCCGTGCATGGAGCGGTCGCTCTCGGTTCCGCTGAGCAGACCAGCAAGTCGCTCAGCGAGGGTGAGCAGCCCGCTCAGCAGACCCCAGCAAAGGGAAATGTCCGCTTAGCGAAGACGAGCAAGCCGCTCAGCAGCATCCCCTGCAAATATGCGGCGCTCGGGTGCAAGCACACCGAGCCGACCCAGGGCGCGATCAACGCCCACGGCGGGCGATGCAGCTTCAATCCGAAGAACGCCAAGATCGCCGTGGAAGACTGGCCGACGAGAGATGAGAAATGAAACAGATCTATCGAAAACCGAGTGATCTGGACGGCGTACCGAACGGGATTTGGAAGATGTATGTGCTGGACATGCTGGAGCGAGGGCCCGTCGAGGCGGACCCGACCACGGGGGCTGCGCATTCCGTGGGCGAGTATCCGCATTGGTACACGGACGGTGTGCTGTATGGCGGGACGGATGGCCATCAGCTGAGCGCGGATGAGATCTACCAGTTGCAGACGGGCCAGTTGCGGACGGACGATGTGCTGATCCCGACCGAGGTGATCGATCCGCCGAGGCCCGCGGAGCAGGTGTCCGTGGTTCGGCGCGAGCACGCCATTCCTGCGGACGTGGTGCTGGAGGCGCGCGCCGAGGTATTGGGGCAGCAGGCGGCCTGGCAGAAGCGGGCGACGATCAACCTGCTAGATGCGCGCCGTAAAAAGGGCCGCAACCTGACGGCTGCGGAGATCCATGAGATCACGAGGAGGACGCGATGATGATCCCTATCCTGGCCAATGAGTTGCAGGTGGGCGACCGCTGGAATGTCCGCGTGGTGACGGCTGTGGAGCCGTTGGACCGCCGCCTGCTGATCCATTTCCACGACGGTACGACGAGGACGATGGACCCGAGCGCGCAGATGCTGGTGGAGCGCGGTGTGGAGCGCATCGAGGCGGTGGCGCGATGAAACAAGCGGCGTGTGTTTTTCTGCCTGCGGGACTGGCCTTCGTGCTGGTGGGCGGGTGGATGCTGTTCGGGCCTGGCATGAGCGGGTGGGACAGGCTGGCGGGATGCGGGATGGCGTGCTTCGGGCTGGTGCTGATCCAGGGCGTGACGGGGGACGATAGCGTGCGGTCCATGCCTGGGTATCTGCATCCCGAGTCGCAGTTTGTGGCGCCGCCCTCGGCCCATGCGCCTGCGGAGGAGTGGGATGCCTACGCCCAGAGGAAGGCGCAGGCGCTGGAGCATAACTATCACCTGATGCACCAGGAGAAATGGCTGATCGAGTTGACCAGTGAGTGCCGCAGTACGGATGGCGCGCTGATGCTGGCGGCGCTCTCACCCACGATGCGGGCGATGGTGGAGGAGAGGTTGCATGGATAAGACATACGAAACCCTAGATGACGAATTTGCGGATTTTATTTCATGGCACTCGAAAAGAGATGCACGAAGAGGATCGCACCCTATATTGCTCCCAAAAGTGGATGCGCCCCCGCCGCCCGCCTCGAACCTGCTCCCCGACTATCCAGACCGCAACAGGGGAAACGAGATCGGTTGGGACAAAGCCCATGACCCCGACGCGGTAGGCAAGTTGTATCGCAGGCACAGAGCGCAGGGACGCCTTGCGTGGGTTATGGTCTATCTATTTTGGGCGCTTGTTGCCATCGCGTATCTATATTTTGTGCTGAGGTAGCAATGGATAAAGAGACTGCAAAACTACTGCGCCATCTTCCGCTGG